CTACGCGGACTTACGCCGCCCCGTGACGGGGCTCAGTGTAGGGTTGCTGGCGCCCTGCTGGCGTGTTGCTGGCGTGGACGAGAGACGTGCCAGCAGGTCCGCCGGAACCTCTCCCGGTAGCAGCGGAACGGGCGGCAGGTACTCACTCCCGCCGCACCACCGCGCGTAGTGCTCGGCTGTGACTGCGACGTCGGCGTGCCCGAGCTGTTGGCTCAGATAGCCGAGCTGGACTCCTGCGGTCAGGAGCTGCGAGGCGAACGTGTCGCGAAGGTCCTTCGGGTTGCGCCGGCCGATGCCGGCCCGCTCCCAGATCCTCCGCCACGCGCGCCGCCTCCAATTGTGCGGATCCACCCCCACGATTACCGTTCGGCTCGGCCTCGGCCGCAGCCGGCTCTCCTGCAGATCGAGCAGCGCCGTGCGCAGCCTCCGCGAGAGGTGCACGTCTCTCGTCCGGCCCGACTTGGGGGCGCTGGGAGCGCCCCCGCGAGGGCGGTTGCTCTCGCCGTCCAGGTGGAGGTGCCTCCCGCGATCGTTCGCGTCCGTGCCGAAAGCCACGCACTCCCACCGCAGGCCGAGCGCCTCGCCGAGCCGCAACCCGGAGTCGAGGCAGAGCAGTACCAGCACGAGGTCTTGCAGGCTCTCCGCGCGCGCGGCCCAGACGAGCGCCGCGCATGCCTCGAGCGAGAGCGGGCGCACGTGCCTCGCGCTCTCTGCCGCGCACCGGCCCTGCTTTGTGCGCGCGTGTCGCCGGAGGATCTGGCGAAACGCGGGCACGGGGCTGCTCTCGACGAGGCCGAGGTCGATCGCGTACCCGTAGACGGCCTGCAGGACGTTGAGGTAGTGGCGGCCGGTCTGCAGGCTTCTGCGCGGCCTGGTCGTGACCTCGCTGCCGCGCGTGACCTCGACGGTCGCCTCCACCTCCTCGCCCCACCACGCGCGAAGCATCGCAGGCGTGATCTCATCCATCCGGTGAGATCCGAAGGCGCGGAGGATCGGTCCCGACTCCCGCAGATAGCCCGGGCGATCCCCGCGCGTCGTGGGCGCCAGGCGCGCGAGGTCCTCGCGCAGGTAGCGGCCGGCCATGTCGGCGAGCATCGGCGGTCGCCCATCGAGTCCGAGGGCGCCGTCCCGGGCCTGCTGGCGCCTGATCTCCGCGGCGATCTCCTCGGCCTCGGCCATGCCCTCGGGTGTGGCCTTGGCAACCTTGCGGCGATGCCTGCGCTGGCCCGGCCGCGTGACGACCACGTAGACCGTGTCTCGGATCCGCTCCGTCCATGCCGCCATGGTGTTCGCTCCTCGGGACCTCATCCTACGCCAGGCTCTCGAGGATTCGGCGAGCCTTGTGCTCCACGGGCGAGAGGGGCTGCACGCTCGCAGCGGGCCGGGGCGGCAGGATGGTCTCCTGTGGGATCCTCCAATCTCGGCCATCCTTCCGCGCACCCGGGTAGTGCCCCTCCGCGCATCGCCGACGGATCGTGTAGACGCTCCGGCGCAGGATGGTCGCGACCTCGGAGGTGGTCAGGAACGGCGAGGTCCCGATCGGCACGCTCATTCGCCTTCCCACTCGTCGAGGCACTGGTCCTCTGGCGCGGCATGCACCCACCGCCCGTCGTCCGTGAGCGCGATCTGCGTGCCCACGTCGATCGTCTCCCCGCACGCCGGGCAGCGGCCCTCCATGCTCGCCAGGACGGCGTTGCGCGCGGCCGGCCCCGGCTTCTTCATGCCTTGCCCAACAGCATCGCGCTCGCGCGGAGCTCCGAGCCGCGCTCCTCGAGGAGCCCATTCGTGCGGAGCCGCGAGAGGTACGCGGAGAACGTCCCGCCGGTGTGTGCGAGGTCGCAGGCCGCGGCGAGCTCGGCGCGTGGGACCCAGGCCGGGTACTGCGCGAGGAGGGCGTCGAGCACGCGGCCCGCCGCGCTCGGGCCAACCGCGCGGCGCCACATGGCCTGCACCTCCTCGGGCGAGCTCGGCGTCGGCGGCACCTCGCCGGCGGCATCGAGGCCCGCGGGGTTGCAGCCCAGGAGATCTCCGTCCTCCTCGAGCAGGCCGTGAGAGCGGAGCCGCGAGAGGTAGGTGCTGAACGTCCCGCCTGTGTACGCGAGGCCTGCCAGCGTCCCGAGCTGCGCGCGGGTGAAGCGCGCCGGGTGGCGCGACGCGAGGACCGCGAGCAGCCGGCGCTCGGCGCCGAGGTGGAGATCGACGGAGCTCACACCGCGGACGGGCTGCATCGGGGGAGCTGCCGGTCGTGCTCGCGCGGGGCGTGTCGACAGGTCGATCTCGAGGGGCTCGCGCACGGCATCGGCGGCCTTCTGCACTGCGACCAGCGCGGCATCGAGCGCGTGCGCAGTCCGTCCGTCGCGTGCCTGCACGTGTGCGGCGAACCGAGAGAGCCGCGCCTCCGCCTCGCGCGCCCCCTCGGCCCGTCCGGCGTCGCGGGCCCGAGAGAGGGCCTTCGGGTCGCTCTCGCGGGTGCTCCGCTTGGCCGCGGCGAGCTCGCGCTGGAGATCGACGATCTGGCGCTGAGCCTCGTCGATCGTGCGGGCTTCGCGTTCGGCCTCATGGGGTAGGTCGGCCATCTGTGCGAGAACGCGCTGCACGGTCTCCCTCGGCGGCGCCGGTCGCGCACGCTGGCCGCGTCGCACCCCGTGGACCGTCTCCGTCTCGCCGACCTGCACGCGCACGACGAGATCCGAGAGCGCCGGCCCGAAGACGAAGAACTCCCCACGCGGGAGCTCGGCGAGCCGCCGGGCTTCTTCTCGGCCCGCGAACCCGAGCTCGTAGGCCGCGCGCTTCACGTCCGCGTCGAGCGTGGTGCGTCCGATCAGGCGGTTGCCGCACTGCGCAACCACGCTCTTGGCGAGATCCGAGATCCGCTGTGTGACGGCACAGAGCGCGAAGCCGCGCTTGCGTCCGCGGGTCGCGAGGTCGATCACGGCGGCCGCCGACTCGGCCTCGCGTCCCGATTGCGGCGCGAAGAGGTGGGACTCCTCGAGGACGACGAGCACGGGATGCCAGAGCGAGCGAGGCGCGGCCAGGAGCGACTCGAGCAGCGCCCGCACGAACCGGGTGCGATCGTGGGGGCGCAGCTCGGAGACGTTCAGGATTGCCGACGCGCCGAGCTCGAGCAGTCGGCGGGCGAGCAGGCTGGCGCTTCGCGGCTCGGCGGCGCAGTCGCCGTCGGCGCCGGCGAGGACGTAGTCGTACCGCTCGCGGAGCGAGACATACTCCCCTTCGACGTCGACGACCAGGTGCTGCACCCGGCCGTGGGTCTGCTCGAGGAGCCGCCGCACGGCGTAGCTCTTGCCGCTGCCGCTCGTGCCCTGGACGAGCAGCCGCGACTCCACCAAGCGCTCGAGGTCGATCGCGAGGGGCTGCGTGCCGGCGGCTCCGAGGATCATGCGCGGGGCCATGCGCGGTCCCATCTCGAGCGCTTCGCGCCGCGCCGCATCGCGTCGACGAGCTCCGCCAGATCGGTCACGACACGATCCGCGCAGCCGTACATGAGCTCGGGCTCTTGAGCCTCGGTCGCCAGGATCACGGTGTACTTGCCGAACCCGATCCCCATACCGAGTTCGAGGTGGGCGCTGCGACCGCACGGCGTCACGAGCACCACGGCGTCGGCCTCGTGTAGCGCCACCTCATCCTGCACACGTCCCGAGATCGCGATCGGATTCGTGAGCGCATCGATGAACTGGCGCGTAGACCATTCGGTCCACGCCGGATCGATCGCGCTCCACTGGAACCCGGCGTCGCCTGGCTTCGGGTTCCGAAAGTCGTAGACGTCGTGCCCGGCGGCACGGAGCATGCGCACGACGTCGGGCTGCTGCTCGTTGCGCCACGACGAGGCGACGTACACCTTCACAGCGCCTCCCGTGTGAGGGCCGCCACCTCCACGGTCTTGAGAGCGCCGATCCCCACGAGGAAGTCCTTGTCGAGGAGACTCTCCAGGAACGCGACGGCGTCGCGCCGGGCCGCGTGGAGCGGGAGCTCGAGCCCCGGACAGTCGAGCGTGAAGACGACGCCCTTGCCCGCGCCCGGATCCATGTTCACGAAGACCTCGAGCACGTAGGTCAGCTCGCTCCGTTCGTCCGCGCTGCCCACGGCCTCGACGCCGGCGATGATGGGCGTGACCACGAGGAATTTCGGCGGCAGGCTCACGTTGATCGTGGTCTTGTCGGTACTGCCGAAGAGCCGCGGCGAGCCCGTCGCGTCGATCTCGCTGCGGAAGTCGCCACTGGTCACGACGGAAACCTGCTGCAGCTTCGCGAGCAGCGTCTCGGCCTGCTCGCCGAGGCTCTTTGCCTGACCGCGCACCAGGCGCAGCAGATCCCGCTGGGACAGAGGCCTGCCGATCGCGTCCATCCACGCCGCGAACGTCGGATGCCGCAGGAGCCGGCAGGTGATCTCGTCACTCGTGGGGCTGGCCGGAAAGAACCGGGCGCGGATCTCCGAGTGGTCGACGAGGATGTCGGTCGTCGCCGGGTAGGCGACGTGCGCGACGAAGGCCGCGAACGTGCGCAGATCCTCGAAGACGTGTCGACGCACCACGCGCCGCGGCCCCGCGAGCCGCTCCAGGCGGTAGCCCTCGCGTACCACGGCGACCTGGCCGTCGCCGTTCGGGCTCGGCGCGAGCCGGAGCTCCGGTGTCGGCTCTTGCGCCTCGATCAACGTGGCGTGTTGCGCCTGTACGGTACTCCCCTCGACCAGCAGATCGTCTCTCTCGTTCGTCATGGTCCTATTCCCCCCTCTGTGCGCCCGGGACGGGCAACGGGAAAAGCTTCTGCTGCTCGACCTCGGGCTGGACGAGCAGCACGCCGTCGCGCACGAAGACCGCTTCGCTCACCGTGCGCCGCCGCGGCCTCTTGAGCTCGCAGCCCACCTCGACGATCCGTGTGCGCGACTCCAGGTCGTACGTCATCTCGACCGTGGCGGTGATCTTGGTCTTGATGCGGCCCTTCGATTCCTCGAACGCGTGTGCTTCGTCGAAGATCGCGAGCGTCTCCGTGAGGCACTCCTGGAAGCGTTCCTGCAGGGCGCCTTGCCCCGCGTTCATGAGCGTCATCTCTTCGAACTTGAACTCGGCCCCGTTCGCCATGCTCCCCCTCCTCGTTACCCCACCACCTCCCAGCGCACTTGCTGGGAGCCGTGCTCGATCCGCCGGACGAGCCCGCGCTGTGCGAGCTCGGGCAAGCGTCTCGCGACCAGGTGCCGGTCGACGCCGTGGCGGGCCGCGAGCTCGCCGCTCGTGAGCCCCGGCGTTGCTCGGACGAGCTCGAGGACGCGCGCGGCCTGGCGGGCGCCGCGACCGCTGCGCTCGAGATCGTCGGCCGCTCGGTGACTCGCGAGCGGATCTCGTGTCGCCGCGCGAGGCAGCCGATCGAAGAGTCCGGGCTGGCCCGCCCTCACCACGCGTGCCAGAGCGCGAGGGCGCCGTACGCGGCGAGCCCGTAGAGGGTGAGCAGGTAGAGGGCGGCCGCGGGGTAGGTGGCGCGCCGGGCGCAGCGCCGGACGAACCCCTCGGCCCGCGACGGTCGCGGCGAGATGCGTTGGCCACTCAGGCACCGAAGTCGAGCTCGATCGTTCATCGTCACCCCCCTCCTCGGGTCAGCTCGCGTCGTCCTCGCGACCGAGGGCGTCGAGCGCCGCCCGCTCGCGGCGAAAGCAGTCGGGACACAGGCCATGGCTCGTGACGACCGCCGCGCCGCTCCACTCCCACCTCTCGCGCGCGTACTCGCGGCCGCACCCAGGGAGGAAGGCACCGCTGCACACGCGGATCGCGAGCGTGGTCGGGACGCACGTGGCGGCGGCCATCACGCGCCGGCTCCCGCGGCCGACATCTCGCGGTCGCGCTCCGCCCTCGCCTCGAGCACCCGCTCCAACCGACGCCGGAGCCGGAACGTCTCGGCCTCCACGTCGGCGAGACGGAGTCGTGTCTCGGTCGACGGCCGTGCGCCACGCCCGGCCTCCGTGCGCACGAAGACGTCGATCTGCTTCATGCGGCTCTCGGCCTGCGCGAGCGTGCGGCGCACGTGGCGCTCCTCGATCTCGAGATCCGCGTACGCGCTCCAGTGCTTTGCCACCGCTCAGAAGTCCTCCGCGGAGACGCTCGGCGTGGCCGAGACGCCGAGCTCGAGGCAGGCCTGGCCGTACTCGTCGAGCGTGAGGTCGGGGACGTCGGTGACGTTGCGCTTGGCGAGGCGCCGGAGAAACGTCGTGCGCTTCGCCGGCGTCGCGAGGCCCGCCTGCGCCATCGCCTGCGAGAGGTGTCGCGCGTGGTCTGCGGTCAATCGCTCGCGTGCCGCGTCGGCCTCGATCTCGCGCGGTGCCGCCGCGAAGGGGTCCTCGGGCTCGGCCGAGGCCTCCGGAGCCGGTGCGTCATCTCCGGCTCCGGAGGCGACAGGCGCAACGTGCTTTGCGCCATGGTCCCGCGTCTCGGTGCGATCGATCACCGGCTCCTCGTCGAGGACCTCGCCCGTCGACGGATCGAACCGGATCTGCGAGAGGTCGTCCTCGGGGGTCGCCTGGTAGAACTCGGCATCGATCGCAGCCTCCGCAGCGGGGCCCGGCTCCGCGGTGGCATGGGCGATCGTCGCTTCGAGCCGCCGGATCTCGGCCCGCTGCGGGGCCACGACGGCGAGCGCACCGCGGGCCTCGCTCACGAGCTGGCGGTACGAGCCGGGGTAGTAGAGCCGAGCGATCTGCGCCTTGCCGGCCGGGGCTCCGTTTGCGGGCTGGACGCGCTGCGTGACGAGCTCGAAGACGAGCGGGACGAAGCGGATGGTTCCGGCCACGGCCTGGACCTGCTGCAGGCCTCCCTCGATCGCGTGGATCGACGCCCAGCTCGAGGTCCGGAATTGGTAGAAGCCTCCTACGACGTGCTGGCCGTCGAGGACGAAGTTGAGGTGCGCGCTCGGCTTGCACTTGCGCTCGGCGAACTCGAGGCATGTCGCCCCGCACGGTGCGTGTTCGCGCTGCGGACCCACCGCGACCTTGTCGCCGGCGACCGTCACCTCGGTCCGGAGGGCCGTCTTGCCGTCGCCGTAGCACACGCGCCGGCGGCCCCGATACCACGCGAGGCTCGTCGGGAAGACCGTGTCGAGGTCGTCGCTCGGCAGATAGATGCCGAGACGCCGCGGCAGACCGCGAGGAAGCCGCACCTTCCAGCGCCGCTCGATCTCCTCGCACCGATCGCAACCTCCGCACGTGAGCATCGCGTCGCCCGCGCGCTCCATGAGCGCCAGCATGAGCGGGAGGTCGAGCTCGAGTACGTCCCCGGCGTCGCGCGAGGGACGCCGGATCTCCAGGTGGTCGAACTTGCGCGGGTGCTTCTCGCCGGGTTCGCCGATCACGACGTAGCCGAGCACCTGCGGGCGCGGATCGATCATCGCGAGGCGACCGGGGCGGCGAGGGGCGGTGGCGGTCATCGGGTCTCCCTGATCGTGGTGGTGGGGCGAGCGCCGCGGATCCGCGCGAGTCGCTCTCTCCACTGCGCGCGCTGCTCTTCTCGCTCCCGGCGGGTGCGCTCGATGCGCCGCACGAGGTCGGCGCGGTCCGCGGGAGGGCGGGACGGCGACGGCGCCTTCGGGCCTTCCCGGTCGAGGTGCGGCCGATCGCCCCCGGGGCCACGCTGCGCGAGCGCCAGGCGGTGGTACGCTCTTGCTTCGACGAGAGGGAGCCCGTGGCGATGCGTGACGACGGCCTCATCGGGCGCGGTGTCTATGGCATCGGGGACGCCGCCCGGCTCGCGCAGATCCCACGGCAGCGCGTGGCGCGGTGGGCGACGGGTCTGGTGCGAGCGCGCCGGGTCGAGGCGCACGCCCTGGCACTCAATTTTCTCGACCTCATGGAGCTGCGCGCGGTGGAGCAGTTCCGGCGGGCCGGCGTGAGCCTGCAGGCCATTCGCCGAGCGCACGAGCGAGCGAGCGAGGTCGTGGGTCACGAGCATCCGTTTTCCACGCGCACGTTCAAGACCGACGGCCGCACGATTCTGATGGAGCTCGCGAAGGAGCAGGCGCGGCGGGAGGCGGCGTTACTCGACCTGCTGCGCCAGCAGCTCGTCTTCGGTCGCATCCTCGAGCCGTACCTGCGCGGCGTTGAGTTCGGCCGCGAGAAGCTGCCAGTCCGCTGGTGGCCGCTCGATCGCGCGGGCGGCATCGTGCTGGACCCCGAGCGCTGCTTCGGACAGCCGATCGTTGCGCGCGAGGGGATCCCTGCGGCCGTGCTGGCGGCCACAGCTCGCGCCGAAGGCGGCGATGCCGCCTCGATTCGCCGCGCTGCGCACTGGTACGGTGTGCCGCCGGCCGCAGTGCGATCCGCTCTTCGCTTCGAGGAATCGCTCGCCGCTTGAAGTTCTTCGTCGACGCATGCATCTCGCCAAAGCTCGCCCGTGCGATTAAGGCGCTCGACGACTCCGACGAAATCGTGCATCTGCACGATCGATTCCCGCAGGGCACGACGGACGCGCGCTGGCTCGGCGAGCTCGGGCGCGAGCGCGATTGGGTGGTCGTGTCGGCGGACCCGCGGATCTCGCGAGGGAGCGCCGAGCGCGCCGCATGGAAGGACGCTGGGCTCACGGCCTTCTTCTTCGCGAGCGGGTTCACAAACATGAAGATCTGGAAGCAGGCGGAGACCCTGGTGAGATGCTGGCCGCTGATGAGAGCCCAGGCCCGCCTCGCAGCGCCGGGCTCCGGCTTCCTCGTGCCGATCCAGGGCAACAAGCTGAAGCCGATCATCGGCCCGTAGGATGAGAGCGCCCCTCGCATGGAAGTGCTCGCCGCCGGCGCCGATCTGGATATCCATGATCAGCGCCGTCAACAGGGCCTCGTCGAGACGGGTGTCGCCGGTCATCGCACGATCCACGCGATCACGTGCGCTGCGAAGTAGACCCAGGCGGCGGCCAAGAAGGCGCGCGTGCCCCAGTGCGCGCGCGGGGCCCGGTAGGGCCCCTCGAGCTGCGCGATCCGCAGCACGCGGCGGGGCGCGAGGAGCACGGCCGCCGGCGTCGAGGCCGGGTCGGAGGTGGTGCCCGCGCCGAGACTCGACGGGGTGCAGAAGGGCGCCTCGAGGCCCTCGCCGTCGGAGGTGAGCGTCGGAGCGGCCTCGGCCGCGGGCGAGCGTCGTTCGTCCGGTACGTCGAACTCGATCGTGAGCGGGTGCTCGGCCTCGATCCTCGCGATCTCGTCGGCGGTGAGCTCCGGGAGCGTCATGGCATCCTCCGCATGAGCACCGTGCAATGCGACGGCAGCACCGTCCGCGCGTACGCGGCGCCGCGCACGGCGACGGAAACGAGGACGGCAGGCTCGCCGTGGCGGACGCCTGCCTTGATCGCGGTCACCTCGCCGCAGAAGCTCTCCTGCCTCCCGGGCAGGAGCGCATGGCTGCGGTCGACGCGCACGCGTGCACCGACATGGAGGCGGCACCCCGCGCGGTCGTAGACCTCGGGGTACGTCCGGGCGCAGGGCGGTTCGGCCGGCCCGCGCTTCGCCGGACGGGTGATGCGCCCGCCCGGCGTCACCGGAGAGCCTCGACGATCGCGCGGTGGTGTAGACTGGCCGCGACGAGAAGTGGCGACAGCCCGCAGGCACGGGCTGCCGCCTTGTCCCCCTGCCCGTCCAAGGCAGACAGGAGGAGCACATTGGAGACGACATGGCGTGCAGGTTCGAAGGAGCCGAAGCCGGCGGCACCGCCGCCGAAACCGAAGCCGGAGCCGGAGACGCGGGAGGAACCCCCGCTGCCGCAGGCTCCGCCCCCGCCGAGGCCGAAGCCGCCCAGCGGCAGGTAGACGACTGCTGCACGGACGCCGAGCGGAGCGCGATCTACCACAAAGCGCGCGAGGGCTTCCTCGACGCGTGCCACCGCGCGACGATGTTCCTCGTGATCCTCTCGAGCAGCGCGGCCGTCGCGACCGCAGCGCCGGAGGGAGGCACCGCGGCGCGAGCCTTGCTCCTTGCGCCGGCGATCCTCGGTGCGCTCGACATGACCCTCGCCTTCGGCGTCCGCGCGCGCGAGCACGCGATCCTCGCGCGGCGCTTCCTCGAGCTCGCGGCCGAGTGCACGGCGCCCGATGCCGATGGCACCGCCCTGCGGGCCGCCTTCTACCGGCTCTGCTCCGAGGAGCCGCCGACGTACCGCGCTCTCGATGCGCTCGCCCACAACCAGGTCTGCGACGCCCTTCGCCAGCCCGGCGAAAAGCTCCGAGTCGGCGCCTGCGCGCGGTGCCTCCGCCACCTCGTCCGCTTCTCGTCGCGCGAGTTCAGAGCCACCGCAGGCGGCTGAGGGCGACTGGGCCGCGGGCGGATGGCCAGAGAGTTCGACCTCCCCGTCCGGGCGGCGCACCTCGAGCCCCGCAGCCGGCGAGCACGGGTCGACGACCGAGTGCACGGCCACTGCCAGGGCTGTCGCGAAGCTGGAGGGGCGAGCGGGCACTGGGCCTCCGGCCGTAAACGTTACGTTTATAGCCGGAGTAATGGGTTGGTGTCAACGTGTCGTTGATATCACCTGGGCGCGCGGCGCTTCGCTCGGTCCGGAAGGGCTAGGGTCCACCACTCCTCGGAGACGATGCTGATAGGGGCTCCTTGGTTTCTCAGAGCCACACCGGCCTCGATCTTCCTGCCGAAGACCCCATGCACCCAGGACTCGCTCGCGATGGCGCCAACCACCAAGACGCTCGTCTTGCGCGAGACCGACGACGCAACCCGCGCTCCGGCCGCCCTCGTCGCGGCTTCGCAAGCCGATCGATCGCCGAAGATGAACTCGCCAGTCAGGACATAGACCCGCTCGGGAAATACGAGGGGAGGAGGCGGGTCGCAAAGGGGCAATGCGATGGACCTGGCCCGGCCGCCAGGAGTCGGGGGGTGACCTCCTGTGAGGCCGCCGAGGAGATCCAGCAGGCTCCGCCGTTCGCCGGCGTCGATTGTGCCGTCCTGAAAGATGGCCTCAAGCCTCTCCGCGAGCGTGCTTGCCGGCCAATGATCGGCGATATCCGGGTTGCCTCGCAGCCACGCGCGCAAGGCTTGGGCTTCGAGATCGTGCAGGATGCCGTCCGCAACGAGGCCGCGGCATATTCCCAGCAGCTCGTGCAGGCAGCGGTCCATTCGGCGACGAGAGAGCCATACCTCGGCTCCTGGATCGATCGCCGGCTTGGTGGACTGATGGGGCAGCGGCGCGACGCCTTCGCGTGCGAGCGCCTCGCTTGCTGCCTGCCATGCCGGCATCCCGTCGGTCCACACGTAACAGTCGCCCAGGGAAAGCACTCGCTCGAGCTGCGCATCGGAGACGGGCCCGTGGATCTGATTGAGCGGGTCGAGGTAGTGCCAAGCTCTCGCCTTCATTGCAGTTACACCCCTCTGATCACGGTCTCTGGGGCGCCTTTTCGGCGCCGCGCGATCTCCGGGCGGCTCGCTCTAGCCTCCACCCCAGCGGCCAACGCGGCAAGGAAGGGGAGGAGCGCGTTCACAACCGAGGCGAGGAGGTCGTATCCCGGCGTCCCTGGTTCGTACCATGTGCCGGAGATCATGATCGCGAGGCGGTGGGGAGCCTCAATAACGGTGAAGGAGCGGCCTACCGCGCTCTCGAGCCTGCGAGCAATCTTGGCGTCGGGATCTTTTCCCCCCGAGACATAGTTCCAGACGGATTGCGGGGTGATACCGAGTGCGGCGGCCATCGCGTCCCGGCTGCCGCCGAAGTGTCGCTCCAGGGCGATCTTCATCGCCTGCTGGTTCAGCGTTAGACGCGGTCGGTCCTTCGCCGTGTGCTTACGGCGCTTTGCGACGCCAGGCTCAACGTGACGTGCGGGCATCTCCCCAATCGTAGGGGTGGGAGGTTGGTCGGGCGTCAACGGATCGTGTATTTCTGCTTGTGGCGTCGCGCGCGCGGTGGTAAACGTTTCGTGGATGACCGGCCGAGATCTACTCGAAATGTGGGTGTCAGGTCACCCGTCCCAGCGGGCTGCCGCACGTGCGCTTTCGGTAAGCCCTCAATGGCTCAGCCAATGGCTTGCCGACCCACTGCGCGGGATCGAAAAGTTCGCAGCACGGCGGATCTCACGCAGGACGGGGATCCCTCTTGCAGCTCTCCTCTTCAAGAACGAGTCCGCGGCGAAGCTGGAGCGAGAGGCGCGCACCGCGAAGCGTTCGGCAGCCCCCCTCGCACGAGGGGGAGAAGCGGCAGCGTGTCGGCAATTGAGCCCCAAGGCTGTGCCCTCGATTTGCGGGGTGGGCCTCACAGCTCCGAGTACTTCGCCACGCACGACTCCTCCGCGCGTGGGCTGCCGTCCTTCGGCATCTCGCAGATGACGACGATGGTCCAGCCGATCGAAATCGGGGCGACGATGCCCCCCGAGGCGAGATGCCAGGTCTCGCTGGATCCGCGGTTCCAGGTGCAGACCTGCTTGTCTTCCCCCGCAGGAACGCAAGAGGTCGGTCCGGTTTGGAGCAAGGCGCTGATCTCCATGATCGTCTTCGCGGATCGCAGCTTCGCGGCCAGCCTCAGATTGGTGTCGTCGATCCTGCGCTGCTGGACAGCGCAGCCACTGAGAAGGGCGAGGAGGGCGATCGAGGCGGTTTTCGTAGCCTTCATCAAGTTTCTCCTTCGGTTGGTGCCCGTCGACAAAGAGGCGCTTCATGTGGCTGCGTGAGCTCGCAAAGCGCGTGCTGCGCGGCCTCCTCGCTCCGCTGATTCGTGAGATCGCGAGGGAGGAGATCGGGCAACACTCGCGGAGGGAAGCGGCGGCGATCGCGCGGACAATCCGAGAGATCCCGGAAAAGCCATTGCCGAGGGAGCGACCGTGCTAGCGCGGCGTGCGACCAATGGCTGCAACGATCGCGCGGGGAATCTCCTTTTCGGGATGGCCCTCGAGGCTCATCATCATCCGCACGAGGCGGTCGTTCACCCCTCGGATCACGATCGGGTCCTCGATGCTGTCGAGGATGATGTTGATGACCGCGATCAGCGTCACGGTTGCCTGACCGACGGCGCCGCCGAGTGCGGTGACGATCTCTTCCGACCTCATGGTCTTCCTCCCGGAGCCTCTCGGCTCCGCGCTGGTGGTGGTTGCACCCTCCAGTGTACGCCGGCGGGCTCCGGGGGATCACTTCGTCTCCTAGAGGGTGGTTATGGAAGCTGACGCGAAGGTCACGATCAGCGCCGACGCCTCGCAGCTCGCGCCCGTGCTCGCCGAGTTGCGCGAGCTGGTCGAGCGGTCAACGGCGCGGGGTGAGCTTGCGCCGGCCGAACTCGACCTTCTCGATGAGCCGTCGCAGCTCGTCTGCTTTGACGTCGATGGAAGCGCCTCACCGGCAGGTGAGCTTCGAGTTCTGCTTCAGCCGACGGATCGGCTCCTCGAGCTCGTGGCCGCACTTCGGGCATGGGATCGGGATCGCTGCGGTGTCGAACATGACGTGTGATCTCCTCGGGGTGCGGGGCTTCGGTGCTGTTCGCGACACCCGGCATGGTACGCCCTCCGCCCCGGGGAGATCCCGAGGATTTGCGCCGGCCCCGCGAGCCGTGGGGGGTGGTGAGCCTCCGTGCTGCTCGGAGGCCGATCTCGCGAGGCCGGCGCACCCTCTTTGTGCCGCGAGAGCACCGTCAACAACGGTCAACAGTTCGCCGACCACCGTCAACAACGGGGGGTCGATGGGGGGTGAGCCGCGGAGGCTCACGATGCAGCAGGAGATTCGAGAGGAGATCAGGATCGCGCTCTGGCGGATGCTCGATGAGGTCGACGGCTACGAGGCCTTCGCCTCCGCCATCGCAGCGGTGAAGGCGTGGGACTCGAGCCCTCGGACCTGGCTCTCCATCGTCTCGCGATGGACGAGCTCGTCGGATCCGCGCGACGTCCCGGGCTGGGCGCTCGCCGTCGCGCAGCGCACGCTCGTCCCTATGGGGGCGCGCGATCGGATCGCACCGATCCAGGCGCGCGTCGCCTACGAGGTGCAGCAGGCGGCCGAGGACTCGCCGCGTCGCGCTCCCATGGCGCGCGTACGACGGGGCGCGAGCTCGGCGAGGAGGCCGGCATGATGCTCGGGCACCGGCGCACAGGTCGCGCGAGCGCGCGCGGGGCGGGAAGTGGCGGCAGTCAGAGAGACTGCTGGAGGAAGAGACGGTGATCCGGGACCCGCGGCTCACGGACGTCGGCACCGAGCCTCGCCATGGTGATCGGTGCAACTGCGTGGTCTGCGACCTGCGTCGCGACCTCGATGGCCACGTGCGCTGCCGCGCGTGCGGGACATGGTTCCCGCGCTCGCCGGTCTCGGGTGAGGTCGCCGCGACGCACTGCCCGGAGTGCAGCGCGCCCGCCGAAACCCGGCACCGGGGAGCGGACCGGTGAGCGCCGGGGCCGCCCGCCAGGTGAGAATCGAGGGGATCGTCTCGGACGAGGTGACCCGCGCCCTCGAACGGCTCACCGCGGAGAGCCCACGCGCGCAGGTGGAAATTCGCCTCGAGGACGGCTCGCGGCTGCTGAGAGCCGTGGCATCGCACGTCGCGGTTCTCGGCAGCGAACGGACGAAGGCCGGGGTCATGATCGAGGTCATTTTGATCCTCTCGCCGCCGGCGCCATGCCCTGCGCGGAGTCCGGAGAGGGGGATGGCCGCGTTCGAGGAAGGGCTGCCGGAGATCGCGAAGCGGCAGCGTGTCGGGAGACGCCGGTGACGAGGCGGCTCTCGCGAGTAGCGACCACCGATATCGACGTGATCGAGCTGTCCGTCGACGAGGCGGTGGCACTGCGCTGGGAGCGCGTGGAGGAGGCGTTCGAAGGTGAGTCGCTGCGCGAGCTTTACGCCTCGCTCATCGACGCGATCTGCTGCCTGCGGGAGACGCAGCGCCAGGGACACAGGCTGCGTCCGCTGCTGATCGAGACGCCGGCGGCAGTCCGGTTCGTGAGTGCGGAGCCGCTACTCGGGCCGGTGGACCTACTGATCGCAGCGTTGAATGGGACCGACTCATTCGCGGATATGGCCGGGATCCGCTGGGTGATCGTCGGCGGAGAATCGGGCCATCACGCGCGGCAGTGCGACGTCGCGTGGATCCGCCGAGTCGTCAATGACTGCCGACGCGCAAAGGTGCCGTGTTTCGTTAAGCAGCTCGGCGCTCGGCCATACGAGGAAGTACGCGACGACGAGGGGCCGCGCGAAGTCGCTGCGTGGTGGAACCTTGACGGATGGCCTGAGGATCGCGTCTTGTGGGATGACGCCGGGGAGTGCTGGCTGCCGCGCCTGCGCGACCTCAAAGGCGCGGACCCGTCCGAGTGGCCGGATGACCTTCGCGTCCGGGAGTCTCCTACGGGCAGGACGGAGGACGATCGCGGCGGTGTCCACGCGAGCGAAGAGGGCCTGATCTGACGCGCGCGAGCGCTTGAAAGGGGGGGTGGGGTGCCGGCGAGAGTCATCCGCGGGGAGATCAACGCGAGTCGCTCGCTTGCGCGTGTGAGCATGGAGGCGGAGTTGACTTTCCGCGCGCTCGTGACGGCCGTCGACGACTACGGACGCTACGACGCAGACCCCCTTATGTTGAAGGCGGCGCTGTTTCCGCGTAGGACGAACGTGACCCCGGAGCACGTCGCCACCTGGCTCGCAGAGCTCGGCGATGAAGGCTGCGTGCAGATCTACACCGTGGACGGAGTCGCCTACCTCTGGCTCACGGGGTGGGAAAAACACCGGGGAAACGCGCGTCGGTCCGCCGTATCGCGTTTCCCCGCACCTCCAGCGGATTCAGCGGTATCCCCGGGAAATCCGAGAGACTACGATCCGCAGCTGGAGGACACTCCGGAGCTTCTGGGAGATTCTGGGAGCTTCCCGGAGGTCTCCGGAGCTTCCGGGATATTCCCGGAAATCCGGGAGATTCCCGGAGATCCGTCCGAGAATCGGGAATCGGGAATCGGGAATCGGGAATCGAGAGTGTCCGGGAAGGAGCGCGCTGCCGCGCGCTCGCCGGCTGGCCGCTCCGCGGCTGCGCCGGCCGAGTGGGCTCTGGAGGCAGCCGGAAGCCTGAGGCAGAGCGTCGAGCGGCGTTGTCGCGGCGCACCGTTGCCGGAGTCCCTCGTCTCGTGGGCGCGGGAGCTGGAGCGCATCCGTGCGCCGACCGAGGCCGTGCAGGAGGCCCTGCGCTGGTACGTGGCGGAGGCTCGCGACGGGGACCGCTACTTGCCCGAGTGCCGCAGCGGTCGCGCGTTTCGAGCGAAGTACGACCAGGTGCTGGCCGCACGTCGACGCGAGCGGCTGCCGGAGGGACCGACGAAACCCGGGCCGAAGGGCGCAGCGTACCAGCCGTTCAAGGCCGCGCCGCGGGAGGGGGGCATTGCGAACGTGGGGGGGGCCATCAAGAACCTGCTGCGCGATGCAGCAGAAGGCCGATGAGAAGCGGGAGACCCGCGAGGGGGGTCGCGGGATGGACGTGGCGCGCGGCATCGTGCGTGGACTCGGATCGAGGCTGACGGGGGAGGGAGGCGCGGCGTGAGGTTCACCGACGCGAACCGTGCTGCGCAGGCCTATCTGCGCCTCTGGGGGCGTGTCGCGTCGCCTGCGGCGCAGCGATTGACGGTGACAGCTGGCGAGAGGCCGGCTGACGAGTGCCCTCGATGCCATGGAGTGGATTCCTTCCTCTCGCGAGATCGGCGGACCGCAATGCCTCTCTTGCGCTGTCACCGATGCGGAACCCCGTGGCCTATCGAACTCGCCGAGGTGCCGCGGCAACGCATCGCGGGAGGCCGCGCGATCAGCTACGAAGCGGCGCTGCTCAACCTCGCGACCCTCGGCGCGATCTTTGGACGGCTCGGGATCTGGGAGAGGCGTGTTCTGCTGCTCGCGGCGGTGGGGGACCTCTCGCTCGCGGCGATCGTCGAGGAGTGCGCGCGCCGCTGGCCGTGGCGCACGCAGGCTTGGACGCTCTACCGCGTGCGCTCGGACTTGCGCGATGCGCGGTCTCGGCTCGAAGATCTCCTGCGCAGGCGCGGCATGCTCGAGACGTGAGTGGGGGGGGGCGATGCGGGTTCGCTGGGAGGATCCGAAGGCGAGAGACGAGATCAGCCGCCGGGTCGCGACGGTAATCGGTGAGAGGCGCGACCTCGCGGGTTGGGCTCCAACCGAGAACGTCGCGCAGGCAGTGTCGGCGGCGCAGCAGATTGCACTTCGATGGGGAGCCTCCTTCCTGCTCGAACTCGGACGGGATAACTGGTGGCGCGCCGTCTTCGCGGTGGAGGAGGCAGGTGTCAGGGTTGCTGCTGGCGGCGCCACCCCGTGCCATGAGATCTGCGAGGCGATCCTGCGTCTGCACGAGACGCCGCTCGTGCCCAAGGAGCCCGAGGAGTGACAATGAGCGAGGCGCATGCGCCCCATGCGCGGAAGCGAGACATCCGCAGGCGGAAGGTGGAGGCGGTCATCATCGAGGGGCGAGACCTGTCCCCGATCGAGGCCTCGGCCTTGCTCGGCGTGTCGGTTAAGACCGTGTACCGACTCCTCGACGCGGGGAAGCTCGAGTCGTACGCCATCGGTAGGCGGCTCATCCGCATCCGGCGCGAGAGCCTCGACGACTACCGGCGCGGTGGAAGACCGAGCAAGTAGGAAATGTCCACTCGTGGGGGCGCGAGTCCACTCCTGGGTGTTCCCGCGCGGCGTTGCTGTCCACTCCTGTCCACTCCTGGGTATTCCCGCGCGGGCGCTACCAGTTGACGGCTCGAAGCGACTTCAGGTAGGACTCCCCACGATGGGGGACGCTCATGCGAGTGTCGGTCGCCATCGAGGCGCAGCGGGTCCGGCGGGCGCTGGCGGGTCTTTCGCAAGCCACGTCGAACCGGGCGATCGTCCGCGCGCTCAACCGCGCGGTCAGGTCGACGCGGACGGAAGGGGCGCGCATCGCCGGTGGGAGCAAGGGCGAGCTGATGCTCCCGTACAAACGCGCGCTCCAAGCGTTCCAGGTGAAGAAGGTGACACCTGGCGGGCATCTCGCGCAAGCCGAGATCATCGTAGAACCGCGGCCACAGGAGATCTTCTTCTTCCAGGCACGGGCGACCCCTCGATACGGCGGGGTGACGTTCAAGATCAAGCGCGGTGGCCGGCGGAGCCTCGTGAAGGGCGCGTTCATCGCGACACTCGGCCCGAAGACGACCGTCTTCCGACGCGTTGGGTCGGCGCGGTTGCCGGTCCAAATGCTCTTCACCTCGAGCGTCTTGCAGCTCTTCAAGCGCGAGCAGCTGAGAGAGCGACTCAAGGCGGCGGCGGTGAAGGGGTTCACCCGCGAGGCCCAGCATCAGGTGCGCCGCGCACTCCAAGGCCAAGCGCCGTGACGGCACGGCGACGCATGCACGCGCTCAGAAAATCCGTGGTACGGCGGACAGTTAGCCTTAGGCCGCGGTGTGTCTGGGTCCTACCCACCACAATTCCCCGCGGGTGCCCATGGAGCGCAAGAAACGCCTAGTTTCAGAGGGGCGTAGGGCTTCCGAAAGTCGGGGGCGGAATGCCCACACACAAGGCCGACCTCTCCCGACTCTCCATCACGCAGATCGCGGAACTGACGGGTCGCGCGAAAGAGACCGTCTCCCGGTTGCTGCGCGCGGCGGGAGTCTCGCCAGCAGACCAAGACGGCCGGACCCTCTACTTCGACCCCCGGGTCGCGTTGCCCGTGGTGTTCGAGGTCGGCCAAGGCCTGAGTCTCGACGCCGAGCGCGCGCGGCTCGCCAAGGAGCAGGCAGACGCGAAGGCGATGGAGAACGCCGTCACGCGCGGCGAACTCCTCTCGCGGACCGAGCAGGAGGGGCTTCTCGTCGCGGTCGCAACCACGATTCGCGGCGCACTGCTCGCGTTTGAAGCGCGCCTCGCCCCGGCACTCGACGGCGCCGCGACGATCGCGCAGCGAGCTGTCGTGATCCGAGAGCACGTCCATGAAGCGCTTTCCGCACTGGCCGGACTGGGCGGCGTCGCTCACGGCGTTGGCGGCGCCGCAGAATCTCTCGACGGCATTGACGGCGTTGGCGGCGATGCGCCCGCCGCCGAAGAGGACAGCGAGCGAGTGGGCCGACGCCGAGCGCGTGCTCAGCCCCGAGGCCAGCGCCGAACGCGGCCCGTGGAGAACGAGCCGGGCTGAGTATCTGCGCGAGTTCATGGATGCCATCTCCGACCCAGAGATTCCCGAGGTGATTGGGATCTTCGCGTCGCAGATGGGCAAGACCGAGGCAGTGAACTGCTGCATCGGCCACAACATCACGGACGATCCGGCTCCCACGCTGGTCGTTCACCCGACCGTGGACGCGGCGGAGACATGGTCGAAGGACCGGCTCGCCCCAATGCTGCGCGACACGCCATGCCTGCGCGGAAAGGTCCGCGATCCGAAGTCACGCGACAGCGGGAACACGATCCTTCACAAGGTCTTCGATGGCGGTCACCTGACGGCGGTGGGAGCGAACGCGCCAATCGGGCTTTCGGCGCGGCCGATCCGCAGGGTCTACGGAGATGAGCTCGATCGCTTCCCGCAAAGTGCGGGTCCAGAAGGGGACCCTGCCGCGCTCGCGCGCCGGCGAACGGCGAAGTTCTGGAACCGGAAGATCGTCTGGACGACGTCGCCTGGAATCAAGGCGACGTCGAGGTCATGGAGGCTCTGGGAGAAGTCCGACCAGCGGTACTACTTCGTCCCGTGCCCTGATTGCGGCCAAGAACAGACGCTCCGTTGGGAACGGGTGATCTGGGAGAAGAGCCCGGGCGGCGAGCACAGGCCGGAGACGGCGGTCTACGCCTGCGAGCAGTGCGGCTCCGCGTGGTCCGACGTCAAGCGCCGCGCGTCGGTGCGTTGGGGCAGATGGCGCGCGACGAAGCCCTTTCGTGGGATCGCAGGCTTTCGGATCAACTGCCTCTACGACCCGTTCGAGAGTCGCTCCCTCGCGGACTTCGTCCAGGAATGGCTCGACTGCCAGGGGGATCCACAGCTCCTCAAGGTCTTCGTCACCACTATGCTCGCCGAATGGTGGGAGGGCGACGATGGCGAGATCGCCGAGGAAGAAGCCCTCCTCGCTCGAAGGGAGGCATATCCGCACGACAGCGAGGGGCCCATGGTGCCGGCGGGGGCGGCGATCCTCACCGCGAGCGCCGACGTTCAGGACGATCGGATTGAAGTCAAGTGTGTGGGGTGGGGCCGCGGCCAGGAGTGCTGGGTCCTCGAGCGCCAGGTTCTATACGGCGACCCGTCGACGGACGCGGTCTGGGACGCGGTGGACGAGTTCTTTCTCCGGGAGCGGCGCAGTGCGGCGGGCTTCCCGCTCTTCGTTCGGGCATGGTGTCTCGATACCGGAGGACACCACACGCTCCAAGCGTATGCGTTCGTCCGCAAGCGCGGTCGTGCGCTCCGAACGATGCCCGATGGCACTCGGCAGATGGGCTTCGCGGTGCGCGGCGCCGGGGGGCCCGGCAAGGTGTGGCCCGACTCGGCAAGCACGAAGAACAAGGGCAAGGTCCCGCTCTACACGCTGCGGGTCGATGCCGCAAAGGACACGCTGGCCAAGCGCCTCGGCATCGAGGAGCCGAGCGCGGGTTTCATCCACTTCGGGCTCGATTTCGATCCGGAGTATTTCAAGGGGCTCACGGCCGAGCGGCCGATCACGAAGTACCGGCGCGGCTTCCCGTTTCGCGAGTGGATCAAGGTGCACGCGCGAAACGAGCCGTGGGACTTGCTCGTCTACGCCTACGCAGCGCTACTCGGTCTCATCGCGAAGGGCCTGCGGTTCGAGCACGAGGTCGAATCACACGCGGCACGGCTGGCGGCATCGAGCGCCCCAGGCGCAGCTCCGGTGAGGTCGAGGGTCCCCGCCGGTGCCGAGCCTCCGCCGGCAGCCGCGGCGCCTCCGTCTTCACCGGGAGCCTCATGGATGGGCCGACGCACACAGGGCTGGTGGCGGAGGTGATCGATGGCGGATGCCTCAACTGTTCAGGGTGAGATCGAGGCACTGCGCGCAGCCTACGCGAAGGGGATCCGCCGCGTCTCATACCAGGGGAATACGGTCGAGTACACCGATGGCGCGGACATGCTGCAGAGGATCCGCTACCTCGAGCGCCTCCTCGCCGAGCTCTTGTCGGCGCCGAAACCCCGGGTTGGCTATCTCCAGCACGGTCGCGGCTAGGCCATGAACTTCGTCGATCGCGTGATCGGATTCGTTGATCCGGCGCGCGGAGCGAGGCGTGCAGCCGCTCGCCTAACGATGGAACGGATGCGGCGCCTCCACACTCACCTCGCGTACGAGGGCGCGAAGACGGGGCGGCGCACTGCGGGCTGGCGGGCGGTGGGAACCTCTGCGGATGCAGAGCTCCTCTCCGCACGCGATCTTCTCATCCATCGCTCACGCGAACAGGTCCAGAACAACCCGTACGCAGCGAAGGCACTCCGGGGGATCACGGCCGCGACGATCGGTACGGGGATCATCGGTCAGCCTCAGGACCGCTCAGTAAAGAAAGTCTTCGATCGCTGGGTCGAATATGCGGATGCGGACGGACATCTCGACTTCTACGGCCTCCAGAGTCTGTGCGCGCGGACGATCGTCGAGAGTGGAGCGATTCTCGTCCGGTTTCGGTGGCGGCGCGCCGACGATGGCCTCGAGGTGCCGCTTCAAATCCAGGCCCTCGAGCCGGATCACCTCGATTTCCAGAAGTCGGGGCGCACCGCCGCCGGGTACATCCGTGCCGGGATCGAATACGACCTGATCGGCCGTGTCGTCGCCTATTGGCTTTTTCCTGAACACCCTGGCGATTCCGGGCTCCCATCGGTACGCGACCGCTCGTTCGCGAGCAAGCGCGTACCGGCGTCCGAGGTTGTCTACGCCTTCGACAAGTGGCGCCCGGGGCAGACGCACGGGGTCCCTTGGTTTTCGCCGTCCCTGCTCAAGATGCGCGACCTTGACGACTACGACGACGCGGACATGGTCCGGAAGAAGGCCGAGGCATGCTTTGCTGCCTTCGTGCAGGCGCCGGAGGGAGCGGAGACCGCACCCGTCGCGCAGCTGATCACGGGTGCGAATGGCCAGCGGATCGAGGCCGTTGAACCCGGGATGGTGGCCTACCTCGCCCCTGGCGAAGAAGTGACGTTCTCCGACCCCAAGCCATCGCAGGGGTATGCGGAGTACGTGCGCGAAAAGCTCCACGCGATCGCGGCGGGCGTCGGCGTCCCGTACTCGCTCATGACCGGGGACCACTCTTCGGCGACCTACATGAATAAGCGCGCGGAGCGCCTCGAGTTCCGTTCCCTGGTCGAGGAGTACCGCTGGAAGACCCTCATCCCGATGGTCTTTACGCGCGTGTACCGCGAGTTCCTCGTCGGGGCCTTCGGTGCCGGGTTGATCCGGCGGATGGACGTACCGATCTCCTGGACGCCGCCGCGGTGGGAGTACGTCGATCCGTACAAGGATGCGCTCGCCGACCAGCTCGACGTGAGAAATGGCTTCGAGCTTTGGGAGGAGATCGTCCGGCGCCGCGGCAACGATCCCGAATCCCAGATCGAGGCGATCGCTCTGCACAACACGAGCCTCGATGAGAGGGACATCGTACTCGATACCGATCCGCGCCGGGTCACGAAGTCCGGCGCGGGGCAGTCGAGCGATCCATTGCAGACGCCGGCGGGCGAGCCGGCGAAGCCTGCTGGAGGGTAGATGAAGGACCAGGGCTACGTGGAGATTCCGTCGACGATCCACCTGAGTGGTCAATTCGCGCCGGAGACGGCAGACCCCGAGGCTCGCACCATAGAGGTGATCTGGAGCACGGGGCAGCGGGTCGAGCGGTACGACTACTGGAACGACGAGCGCTGGTATCTCCAGCTCTCGCTCGACCCGGCGCACGTCGACCTGCATCGACTCAACCACGGCGCCCCGGTCCTCGACAGCCATGCCCGGTACAGCATCAAGAACCAGATCGGTGTGAGTCTCAAGGCGAGTGTCGACGGACGGCTCGGTCGCGCGACGCTGATGTTCAGCAAGCGCCCCGACGTGGAACCGTACTGGCAGGACATTCTCGCTGGTGTGATTCGCAACATCTCGCCCGGCGTCGCCATCCGGAAGCTCGAGGACATCTCGGAGAGCGACGACAAGATCCCGACGCGGCTCGCGGTGCAGTACGAGGTCGTCGAGCTCTCGTTCCTACCGGTGCAAGCGGATGCGGGCGCGCAGGTGCTCGCATCCGCAGATCGGCAGGTGCAGCGCGTGCGCTGCGAGATCGTGAAACCGAACGGCGCGGAACACGCGCACAAGGAGAACGCCATGCAGAAGGGCGAAGAGACCGTTCGCGGCGGCAGTGGTGCGCCGGAGGACGCGACGCATCAGGCAGGAGGCGCGGAAGCTCTGGGACTCGAGGCGGGAGACGTCACCGCGGCGGGAGTGGCGGGTCGTGCAGCGGTCGTGCCGACGGGCACGGAGCTCGGGGACGACGAGCGGCGCGTGCTCCGCGTGGAGGGCGAGCGGACCGAGCGCAAGCGGCAGCGCGAGATCCGGGCGGCCGGCGCCGCGCTCGGGATCGACGCGCGGGTCGTGGATCACGCGATCGAGCAGGGGCTCGCGATCGAGCAGGTGCGCGAGCAGTTCATCAACCTCAAGGCGCAGCAGGGCAACCAGGTGAGCATCACGTCGCACGTGACGATGGGCGGGATGAACGAGGTCGACACCTTCCGATCGGCCGTGGAGCTCGCGGTGCTGAACCGGGCCGACCACGCCCGCTACCCGCTCACGGAGCCGGCCCGGCGGTTCATGGGGCTCTCGCTGCTCGAGATCGCGCGAGAGTGCCTCGAGATGCGCGGCATTCCGCATCGGGGCGTGTCGCGCGTGCGGGTGGCGGAGCTCGCGTTTCACACGTCGAGCGATTTCCCGGCCATCCTCGCGAACGTGGTGAACCGGTCCCTGCGGGCGGCCTACGAGGCGCAGGCCTCGGAATGGAAGAAGTTCTGCCGACAGCAGAACGCGACCGACTTCAAGGACCAGATGCGGGTGCAGCTGGGCGATGCGCCGGCCCTCAAGAAGGTGAACGAGCACGGAGAGTTCACGAGGGGCACGGTGAGCGAGGGGAAGGAGACCTATCGCATCGCGACCTACGGTCGCGTGCTCGGCCTCTCGCGGCAGTCCGTGATCAACGACGACCTCGGGGCGTTCACGCGGATTCCGGGCCTGTTCGGAATCTCCGCCGCGAATCTCGAGGCGGACACCGTGTACGGGATCCTGATCGCGAACCCGGTGATGGCCGACGGAAGCGCAATCTTCCACGCGACGCACGGCAACCTCGCCGGTTCGGGCGCTGCGATCAGCGACATGACGCTCGGCGCGGCCCTCGCGGCGATGCGAAAGCAGAAGAGCCTCGACGGGCAGTACATCAACGTCGTTCCGAAGTGGCTGATCGTGCAGCCGGACCACGAGGGCGTCGCGAAGAAGTACACCACGCAGCTCGGTCCGACGGTCGTCGTCGCGGGGAAGGCGAGCGACGTGAACGCCTTCAACGTGCCGGGCATGGTCCCGGGCCTCGAGGTGATCGTGGAGCCGCGGCTCGTGGCGACAACGACGGCCTGGTATCTCTCGGCCGACGCCGCGCAGATCGACACGGTCGAGTACGCCTACCTGGAGGGCCAGGAGGGCGTGTACACCGAGACGCGCATGGGCTTCGACGTCGACGGCATGGAGATCAAGGCCCGCCTCGATTTCGGCGCCAAGGCGCTCGACTTCCGGGGCCTCTACAAGAACCCCGGCGCCTAGTCCCTGACGGCGGCGCGGGGCTCACCAACACCCAGAAGCGGCGCCGACGAGGGCGCCGCTTCTGACTCGCCAGCACGCGAAGGAGAGAGACGATGAAGACGTACGTTCAGCCCGGCAAGACGATCACTCACACCGTGGGCGCGGACATCACGGCCGGCACCGGGCTCCTGATCGGTGCCGCACTCTTCGGCGTCGCGACGGCCGACGCGAAGAATGGAGAGGAGTGCGAGTTCCTGACCGAGGGGGTCGTCGAGATCGGGAAGACCTCTGCGCTCGCGATCACGAAGGGTGACGTCCTCTACTGGGACGCCACGAACAAGGTCGTGAACAAGACCGCCGCGTCCCAGGCCCTCGTCGGAGTCGCGGTCGAAGCCGCCGCGAACCCGAGTGCGACGGTCAAGATGAAGCTTCGGCCCGTGACACCGGCCTAGTCGCCAGACCGACCACGGCCGCGAGCACGACCAGGGGAACGGGGGGGACCGTGAGCATGCCGCCGTTCTCCTGGGTCTTCGCCGATGCCGCAGCGCCCTTTCTCGAGGACGCGCAGTACGCGGAGGCGGGCGCCGCACCCGTGGCGCTGCGCGGCGTCTTTCTCGAGACGCCCCAGATCGTCGCCGTGGGCGATGTCGAGGCCTTCGGTGTGCTCCCCGTGTTCGACGTGGCGGCGCAGGACCTGCCAGATCCCGCGCAGGGTGCCGTCGTCACAGTCCGAGGTCTTGCCTACCAGGTGCGACGGTGGGAGCCTACGGGGGGGAGCGGACTTCGCCTCACGCTCGAGCGGAAGGCGGGACCGTGACACCGCCGGCGGCGCGCGTGCTCTATCGGGCGATCGTCGAGTCGCTCGAGCGCCTTGGCTACCAGAGACTCAAGACGACGTGGTCATTTCGGGACGTGCCGGAGGGGGCCGCGGACCGCCTCTTTCAGGTGCTTCCCGGGGACGTCGAGGAGCAGAGCCGCTCGGCTCGAGGGATCTGTGTCTCGACGACCCGTCGGTTGCACGTCGCGGTGCTCTTCGGCGTCCTCCAGCACCCGAACATCATCGAGGAGCGGGTACTGCCGGAGGAGGAGCGCATCACGGACGCGCTGCTCGATCTTCGGGACGTGGACGGAGTGCGTGTGACCTACGCGGACACCGACGAGCTTGGCGGCCGGATCGTGGCCGTGTTCGTGGTGACGAGTTCCTACGAGCGGCCGGCGTAGACGGCCTCCTTCCCACCATCCGCAAGCCCCGATCGTGCGCTGGCGCGAACGATCGAAAGAGGGGTGCACATGGCTCTCGATCGCAAGGTAAAGGGCGACGCGATCGCCGTCTCGGGGCTTCGGCAGAGTGCCCTCGGGATCGCTGCGACGCTCGACAAGGTGATCTACTTCTCGGAGGACTCGCAGCTCAACGTCGTGGAGGAGCGCGAGGGGAACGCCGGCGAGAAGACCGGTCACGTCGAGGCGACGGACGTAGACGTGCGCGATCGCTCGGCGGAGGGCACGCTCACGATCGAGAAGGCCACCCCCGACTCGATCCTCTGGATGGCGGCCTTCGCGTTCGGCAACCACGCCGTGACGACGCCGGCCGGCGGGGTCTACCGGCACACTTCGAAGGTGGCGAGCTATCCCGATCACCCGGACTACTTCACGGCGGCGCATCGCAAGGGTGGGGCCTCGGGTGCGGCCGCGATCGACTTCCGGCGTCACGTGAACCTCGCCCTCTCGACGCTCGAGCTCTCCGTGCAGAAGGGGGAGTTCCTGCGCGCGTCGTCGGGGATCCTCGGCACGGGCAAGAGCGACGATGGCATCCGCACCGAGGCGATCTCCGCGGCAAATGACGCCACGTCGATCGCTCTCGGCGAGGACCCCCTCGGCGACGATCCCGCCAACGTCACGGTCTGGGCCGATCTCGATGGGGACGGGATCTACGAGACCGAGGTGTTTGCAAGCGCGTACAGCGCCGGGACGAATGCCCTCACGATCACGAGCCTCGGCGGCGACGGATCGACCATCTCCTACCGCGCGAGCTATGCGCCGAAGTCCAGCGTATCGGGATACGGCTGGACGGACCTCTCCGCGCTTGCCCCGGCGGAGGAGTTCAAGATCAAGGTCGGGAACATCCAGTTCCGGATTGGGGGCAAGTACACCGAGCCCGCCGGGGTGCCGACCTTCACCGGAGGCCAGCTCGCAGGGTGCGAGATCGAGTCGTTCCAGTACCGCCTCGAGCGGGGTGCCGAGGTCGGCCGGTGTTGGCGGCAGGGGGACACGGAGACTGCTGAAGCGACGAGCGTCGATCTCGGCGACGTCGTGCAGACAATCACCCTCACGCGCGAGGTGCGCGACTACCTCCTCCGACAGAAGTTCGACGCGAACGAGGCGCTCGCCCTCTACTTCGACGCGCTCGGCCCGGTCATCACGGGCGCCGAGAAGTTCTTCGTGAAGGGCTACTTCCCGCGCTGCAAGCTCCTGACGAAGCCCTTCCAGGCGAACGACGGGAAGTGGGTGGAGGAGGGCAACCTGCTCGTCCTGAAGGATGCGGTCAACAACTGGCCGACGGCCGTGATCGTCGGCCAGAACGAGGTGGCGACCTACCTCGCGTAGCGGAGGCGGACCCATGGTGAAGCTCGGCCGCTCACACCGGCTGGTGGCGGCGCTGATCGACGGCGAGACGGAGCACGAGGTCGTGCTCTTGTACCGCGACCCGAAGACGTCGGAGATCGAGGAGCTCGAGAGGAATCTCATCCTTCTCCGGGCGGAGATTCCTGGCGCGCAGGAGCGCGCGAGCCAGCCCGGCGAGCTCGACCCGACCCTGGTCGTGCAGATCACGAAGCTGCATCGGGAGTTTGGTGCCAAGCTCCTCGAGGGGGCGGAGAACGTCGAGCCCCGCGAGGGGATGGACATCGTCGAATCCATCCGCGAGTTCGAGCCGGATCTGCTCCTCATCCTCGGGACGCACGTCGCGACGACCCGCCGGAGGGCGTCGCTTCCGGGAAAATCCGAGAGCAGATCCGCCTCTGCCTGACCGGGGCGATCTGCTCGAGGGAGCGGGCAGCGTGCCCACATCTCGTGGGGGTGAAGGCCTCGCTCTGGCACCTCCAATGCGAGACGGCATGTCCGGCGAAGCGGGTCAGGTCGGAGTCCGTGCAGATCCATCCCCTGGTCGAGGCGTCCCTCTTCGCGGAGGCGCTCCTGCGGGGCGGCTACCGCTACGAGCGGGACGACCTTTCGCTCGATGAGTGGATCGTGATCGGAATGATCGCGGACGAGCGGGAGGCGCTGCGGTGGCAGAAGAGCGACTCCGGATCATCCTCTCCGCCCAGGACCTCGCGTCGAGAACCCTGAGGTCGGCGCAGACGACTCTGTCACGCCTCGAGACATCTGCGGTGCGTGTTGGCGCGGCGGTTGCCGGGGCGCTCGGGGTGGGTGGCTTCGCCGTCGTGCTCCGTGCCGCGGAGGAATCCGACAAGACGATCGCGCAGTTCAACCAGGCGCTCGTCCAGTCCGGACGGTTCTCTGAAGAGACGTCGAAGGGCTACCAGGATCTCGCCACGAGCCTGCAGCTCGCCACCGCCGAGTCGGACGAGGCCATCCTCGACGTCATGCGGCGACTCGTCTCGTTCGGCAACGTGGCGGAGGATCAGATTCCTCGTGCCACGCGGGTGGCACTCGACCTTGCCGCGGCACTTGGAACGGACGGGGCGCAGGCGGCCCAGCAGCTCGCGCGAGCCTTGGCGGATCCGGCGCAGGGGCTGACGGCGCTCCGCCGGGCTGGCATCACCTTCAGCGCAGGCCAGAAGGAGGTGATCCGGCAGCTCGTCGAGTCCGGCAACCGCGCCCAGGCCCTGGACGTCATCCTGGGCGCGCTCGAGAGCCGCGTGGGTGGGCAGGCTGCGATCCGGACCCTCGGCGACCGGTTCCGTCTCCTCCAGCAGGTCGTCGGCGACGTCCTCGAGGTGTACGGCAAGCTCCTCACGCAGAGCCCGCTCGTGAACGCGGCCTTCGAAGCCGGAGCGGGGCGCCTCGCAGAGTTCGCCGCCTCGGGCGCCGGGGTCGCGGAGCAACAGGCCGCACTCGAAGGCACCCTTCGCGATGCGGCCCTGGCCGCGTCCGACCTCGTGGATCGGGTGCGCCCTGCCTACGACATCGTCGTTCGGTTCCTCGGGACCGTGGTCGCGGGCTACGAGACGCTCCCCTCTCCGCTCCGAGAGCTCGGTCTCATCGGGATCCTGGCGCTCGGCACGCGGGGGCGCGTTGCCGTCGTCGCGGGGCTCTCGCTCGTCGACACCCTTTCGGACAGCTACCGAGGCCTGCAGGAAACGCTCCGTGGACGTCTCGACTTCGGCGACTTCGCCACCTCGAACAAGGAGGAGCTCCAGTCCCTCCTCGAAGACCTCGACCGGCTCGACGGACGAGCGAAGTCCCTCGGAACGTCGATCATCACCACCGCCGAGAACTTCCGATCGACGGGCGATGCGTTTCGTGATCTGCAGCGCGAAGGCAAGGCGATCGAGGACACGTTCAAGCTCCTGCCTGGCGAGTTCGCCGGGCTGTCGGAGGAGGACCGAGAAGATCTCCGAGCGGAGTACATCGAGATCGCACGGCAGGCCACGAGCGATGCCGCCGAGGGAGCCCGAGGAGCCGCGCGTACTGCGGTCGAGACGTTCCTCTCGGAGGTGGCCTCCCTCCAGAAGAGGATTCAGATCGGTGGCGCGCCCGGTGCTGCCATCGGTCCCGGTGGCGACCCGCAGACTCGAGAGAACACCCGCCTGGCTACGAAGGACGCCGGGGAGTACCGGCGCGTGATCGAGAGTATCGGAGAGAGCGCGCAGCGTGCAGCCGAGAGAACGGCGCTTCTTCGCATCCCGGAGACCGATCGTTCGCGCGCACAGGCCGCCATCGACTTGGCAGGCTCGATCCGCGAGATCGAAGAGGCAGAGCTCCGTGCGGTCGAAGCGGCGAGAGGGCATCAGGACAAGCTCGTCGAGGCGCACCGACTGGCCGGCGAGGCCATCAAACAGATCACGCTCGAATACCAAGCGAAGCTCGTCGGGATCGATCGCGATGCAACGGACGAGCGCGCGCGGATCGAAAGGGATCGAGGCGACGCACTCCGTCAGCTCCAGCTCGATCTTCTGCCGGCGCAGGCACGGACCCAGGCCGAAGCGATTCTGGCGGCCCAGGATCTGTTCGCAGAGCGCCAGAAGCTCTTTCGTGACAACCCGGCAGCGCTGGCCCTGAGCCAAGATGCGCTGAACCTCGCGACCGAGAGGATCGTCAAAGCCAAGGATGCGACCGTCGACTGGGCGAAGGTGATGGAATCGGCGACCGGAACGATCATCGCCGACTTCGCCGGCGGGATCAGCGACGCATTCATGAGCTTCATCGACGGCACGCAGAGCGCGGGCGAGGCCTTCGAGAGCTTCGCGGCCGACGTGCTTCGCAGCGTGGAGCAGATCGTCGTCAAGATGCTCGTGCTGGCGGGCCTCAAGGCCGCGGCCGGGTTCTTCGGCTTCACGCTGCCGACGATGGCAGAGGGTGGGGTCGTGACGCGGCCGACGCTTCTGCTCGCGGGCGAGGGCGGAGAGCCCGAGGCCATCGTCCCGCTCTCGAAGTCGAAGCAGTACGGATTTGGCGAGGGGGGGGGCCTGAACGTCACCACGATCGTGAATGTCACTGGTGCTGGCGTGGCGACTACCGCGCGACAGGATCGCCCGGAGGGCAGCGGTGCCGAGCTCGGACGGGTCATCACGGCCAAGGTGATCGAGGTCATCCGCCAGGAGCAGCGACCGGGAGGGATCCTCGCCGGCAGCGGCCGGGGGTAGTCCATGGCGGACGGCAGTGTGTGGCGATGGCCCGTCACGCTCGGCTCCTCCCAGACCGTGGACCTCTCACCGCTCGAGGTTCGCTTCGGGGAGGGCTACGCGCAGCGCGTGAAGCAGCCGAACGCGGCGCGGAAGCGGACCTTCGAGGTGCGGTGCGAGCGACGGCCGGTTTCGGAGATCCAGGCCATGAAGGCGTTCCTCGATTCTCATGGGGGCGCCGACTCGTTCGACTTCGTCGAACGAGACTCGGGCCAGCCGTACCGCGTGGTCTGCAAGGGGTACACGATTGCCTACAGCGGCCACGTGTACGGAGATCTGTCGGCGACGTTCGAGGTGGTGAGGGAGTACCCGTAGCCCATGCCGAGCATCGAGCGACAGATCCAGCGCCTCAATCCTGGAGCCCTCGTCGAGCTCTTCGTTCTCGACGCCACCCGTATCGCGCCGTCCGTTGCGCCCGTACGTCTTCACAACTTCGTCTCGCGCCGGGATCGGCCGATCGTCTTCCAGGGAGAGACGTATACACCGTTCCCGATCGAGGCGAGCGGCTTCGAGGTGGCGTCGAACGGCCGCCTTCCCCGGCCCCACATCCGCGTGGCCAATCTGGACGGTGCGCTCCAGGCTGCGCTCGAGCAGCTCGACGACCTGGTCGGTGCGCTCGTGATCCGCAAGCGCACCTTCGAGCACTACCTCGACGGAGAGCCCAAGGCCGATCCTCTCGCAGAGTTTCCCGAGGACGTCTACGTGGTCGAGCGCAAGGTGCAGGAGAATCGGCTCCTGATCGAATGGGAGCTTGCGACCCGAGCCGACGTCGAGACGGCGAAGATTCCTCGGCGGCAGATCGTCGCGGGCGTGTGTGGTTGGAGTTACGGCGGCGAGGCCTGCGAATGGGTCGCGAGCGAGCACGCCTCGCTCTGGTTCGACGAGGACGATCTCCCGGTCTCGCTCATCTCCGAGGATCGGTGCGGGAAGCGACTCGCGAGCTGCCGCGCCCGCTGGGGGCAGGTGGCCGACAAGTCCCTCCGTTTCGGCGGGTTCCCGGGCTCGGCGCGGGTGCTGCGGTGAACGGAGCTCATGTGCGGGAGATGGTGGCGATCGCGCGAGCGAGAGCGCCGCTCGAAGCGTGTGGCTTTCTCGTGGACGTAGAGGGGGAGGAGCGGCTCATCGTCGCCGAGAACGCGAGCGACGAGCCGGAGGACTCCTTCGTGATCCACCCTCGGGACTACGCTCGCGCCGAGGACACGGGTCGGATCCTCGCGGTCTGGCACTCCCATGCCGAGCGGCCGGATCCGAGTGAGGCCGACCGGGCCTTCTGCGAACGCTACGCGCTGCCGTATGTGATCGTCTCGGCGGCCTACGGGAACTGGATACGGATCGAGCCCACGGGGTGGCAGGCGCCGCTCGAAGGCCGAGAGTGGGTGGCTGGCGCGCAGGACTGTGTCGATCTGGCGCGCGACTACTACGCACGCATCCTCGGCATCGAGGTGCTCCTCCCCGAGCGCGGCCCGTACTCGTGGCGCGACGGTGGAGACCCGATCGCAGCGCACTGCGGCTCGCTCGGGTTCGTCTGGGTTCCGCCGCGCGCGTTGCGCGAACACGACGTGCTCGTCTTCCGGCGCGAGGGCCCGATCGCTCACCACGTTGGCATCTACCTCGGGGGAAACGAGATGCTGCATCATCCGCGCGGACAGCTCTCGAGGAGAGCGACGTACCACGACGAGTGGAGGCGCTACACGGTGGGCGTCCTGCGCCATCGCTCGTTGCTCCGGCCGGAGGACGGCTTTCGTGAGTAGCGGCTACCTCCGTTGCGTCCGGCTGCGGGGCGAGCTCGGCGAGCGGTTCGGGCGCGAGCACTGGATCGCGGTCGAGACGCCGGGCGAGGCGGTGCGCGCCATCGAGGCGCGCCGCCCGGGATTCTTCGACTACCTCCGCTCCGTGAACGGCCTCGTGGACTTCGCTGTGATCGCGGGCGGAGAATCGCTCGGGGAGACCGACGGGGACCACCCGCTCGGCCGCCGCGATCTCGAGTTCGTGCCGGTCGTCCGGGGGGCGGGGGACAACACGAACACGCTCACCCTCGTGATCGGGGCCGTGCTGCTCGTTGCGGCGGTCGTGCTCACGTGGGGCGCCGCCACCCCAGCGATCGCAGGGTTTCTCGGCGTCGCGGAAGCGACCGTCGGAAGCGCCCTCTTCTCGATCGGGGCTATTGGCTTCGCGATGGTGGCGAGTGGTGTCGCGGGGCTCATCGCCGGTACGCCGAAGACCGGCGACCTCGACGTCGCTCGGTCGCAGGACGCCGAGAAGCTCGCCTCGTACCAGTTCTCGGGCCCGGTCAACACGGCGGGCCAGGGACTCCCGGTGCCGATTGTCTACGGCGAGCTCATCGTCGGCTCGCACGTCGTCAGCATGGGCATCTACTCCGCATGAGGCTCGCGGGCCCGCGTCCGGCGCTCGCGGGCCGCGGCGGCAAGAAGCAGAAGAAGCAAAGCGTCCGAACGCCGGTCGAGTACCCCGACAGCATCTCCTCGATTCAGTACGGAACGATCGTCGACGTGCTCAGTGAGGGGCCGATCGTCGGGCTCCTTCATGGTGCGCAGTCGATCTATCTCGACGAGACACCGGTCCAGAATCCCGACGGCTCCTACAACTTCCAGGAGGTCTCCTACGAGCAGGCGACGGGGTCCGCCGAGCAGGCTCCGATCGGCTTTGGCGAGGGCGTGCTTTCGGAGGTGCCGGTCAACGTCCGGATCAAGGCCGGCGCGTGGCCCACGCGGCTCGTGAGCACCCCGGACGTGGATCGCGTTCGGGTAACGATTGGATTTGCGGGACTCCTCGAGCAGGACCCGGCCACGCACGACATCACCGGATCGGCGATCGCACTCGACGTCCAGGTGGCGACATCGACCGGCTCCTGGATCACGGCGTACGAGATTCGATTCACGGCGAAGTCACGCAATCGGTTCACGCAAAGCTACACCGTGCACCGGCCGTCCTCGTCGTCCGAGGCCTGGCGAGTGCGCATCGTGCGGCACACCCCGGACGCGACCGATTCGAGCAAGCAGAACGACACCTACTGGGACAGCTACACCGAGATCACGTCGAGTCGGCTCTCCATGCCTCTTTCGTCCGCGGTGGCAATCCGGCTGCGCGCGGACGAGTTCTCGCAGATTCCATCGCGTGCCTATCACGTGCGCGGGCGGTTGCTCAAGGTGCCTTCCAACTATCACCCGGAGGACGCGGACTCTCTCGGGACCGGGGCCTACTCGGGCGACTGGGACGGGACGTTCCAGATCGCGTACGCGAACAATCCGGCCTGGGTCTTCTTCGACCTGCTCTCGAACAGCCGCTATGGCCTCGGCCAGTACGTGCCGGAGTCGTCCGTCGACAAGTGGTCGCTCTACGCGATCGCTCGCTACTGCGACGAGCTCGTGCCCTCGGGGCAGCAGGACATTTACGGAAACGATCTTCACGAGCGGCGCTTCACCTTCAACAGCGTGATCCAGACCCGCGAACAGGCCTACAAGGTGATGGCCGACCTCGCGTCCGTGTTTCGGGGCATGGTCTACTGGTCGACGGGCCTCATCACGTTTTCGCAGGATTCTCCGAAGTCGGCCATCCACCAGTTCACGCCATCGAACGTGCGAGATGGGATCTTCTCCTACGGGAGCTCCTCGCGGACGGCACGGCATACGGTCGCGCTCGTACGGTGGAACAACCCCGAGAACTACTTCCTCCCCGAAGTCGAGTACGTCGAGGATGAGGACGGGATCAAGCGCTTCGGCGTGAACGAGACCGAGGTGACGGCCTTCGGCTGTACGTCACGCGGGCAGGCGATCCGAGCCGGACGTTGGTTGCTCGTCACCGAGCGTCTCGAGAAGGAGATGGTCACGTTCCAGACGGGGCTCGAGGCGGCGGCGCTCCGCCCCGGGGACGTGGTGAACGTGGTCGATCCGATGCGCGGCGGCAAGCGGCGCGGAGGGAGAATCGTCTCCGCGGGCCCTTCTCACGTCGAGATCGACGAGCCCGTGGCTCTCGAACCCGGCATCACCTACGACGTCACGGTGATGCAGGGATCGCGCACCGAGTACGTGGACGGCACGACGACCGACGCGACGCTAACGCTCGGTGCCCCGCTCGCGGGCGAGGATCTCACGCGGGTCTTCGTGTCGGCAGACCTCGATGGCGACGGCGGGTTCGAGACCAAGGTCGAGGTGCGAGGGTACACGGCCGACCTCCGGGAGGTCCGGATCGGGCCGCTCGAAGAGGGCGGCGGTGGCACGGCGGTCCGATTCCGCGTGGACTACCTGCTCGGGCTCGTGACCCGCATGGTGACGTCGGACCCCGGCGAAGGGGCGCTGCTCACGGTCGCTCCGCCCTTCGATGTGGTTCCAGACCCTGGACAGGTGTTCATCCTCCGCGAACCCAACTATGAACCGCGACCGTATCGGGTCATCTCGATCGTCGAGAACGAGAAGCACCTCCATGAGGTCCAGGCGCTCGAGTATCACGCGAGCAAGTACGAAGAGATCGAGAGCGGGATCCGGATCGAGGAGCCGCCCGACGACCTCGTGCCGCCGTCGGATCTGCTGGTCTCCCCGCCCACGAACCTGCGGATCACGCCCGAGGTTCGGACCGGCGCAACCGGGATTCGCGCGTTTCTCTCTGTCGAATGGAGCCCTCCGGCGGGCGCCCGCGTCCGTGCCTACGAGGTGCGCTACCGGCTGAACCTCGGCAACTGGCACACCTTGCCCGAGATCTTTGGCCTCGAGGCATCGATCCCAGATGCGCGGCCGGGCTCGTACGATGTCGCCGTCTACGCCCTCGGGATCTCCGGGCAGCGAAGCACCGCGGCTTCGGCCTCCTATGCCTACGACGAGGCGGCCACGGTTGCCCTTGCTCGCGTGACCGGGCTCGAGATCGAGGGGCAGGGCAACGACGCGATGTTCACGGGGCGCTCGGTTCGGTTGGCATGGCGCTGGAACCACCCCGATCGTGAGGTTCCGTACGGATCCGAGGTGGGAGGGGCCGGCTCGCTGGCGATCCCCGCCTGGTTCGATGGCTTCGTCGTGCGGGTCTACGACCCGGCGACGAACGCTCTCGTGCGCGAGGAACAATCAGTTCCAGACCCGCGGTACACCTACGACCTCGACAAGAACCTGGCGGACGGTGGGCCGCGCCGGAGGCTTCGGTTCGAGGTGGCGGTCCGCGACCTCTTCGGGAGAGCGTCTCCGTATTCGCAGATCACCGTCGAAAACCCGCCTCCGCCGGCGCTCGAGCTCGTGCGGGTGAGCGGGGGCTTTCGTGAGGTCTGGCTGGAGTTCCGGGCGCCGGGGGATGCAGATTTCGCCGGCGTGCTCGTGTGGGCATCGACCTCGGAGTCGTTCACTCTCAGTGACACGAATCTCGTGTCGGACACCGTCGGCTCGCCGGTCGTCTTCAGTGCAGAGCCCGGCACGCGCTACTATTTGCAGGCGGCCGCCTACGATGCCTTCGGTCGAGACCCGGAGCTGCTGAACGTCTCGCCCCTCGTATCGGTCGACACGGTGCGCGTGGGGCAGACCGACCTCGATGGTCTGGTCGCGGTGCGTGCGGTGATCGACGATGCGTCGATCACGACGGCCAAGATCCGGGATCTCGCGGTCGAGACGATCAAGATTGCGGGAAACGCGGTCACGCTCTTCGAAACGTCTCAGATCACCACGCGCCGCACGATCATTGCGGGCAATGGCACGGGCGAGGTCGGTCAAGGGGCGTGGGCGCCGGTGCTCACCGTGCGATTGGCGACGACGGGAGGGCCCGTCTCGATCACGGGCCTCCTCTTCGCGCAGGCGGTCGAGGTCGGCCCGAACGCACTCGTGTCGTTTCCCACCCCGGTCGTGTATGGACAGCTGAGCCCGCTCGTCCGATACCGGGTGGTGCGAACGAGCGTCACGCCGCCGGGCGCTCCGGTCGAGATCTTCGGCTCTGCGAGGCAGTCCATCTCGGCGCCGGGCTACGCGCTCGCCGGCGTCGTCTCGCGCATGGACTCGCCGCCGCCTGGACTCTGGGACTTCCAGCTTCAGTTGCGGTGGGAGCCCGACGTCTACGACACGGGCCTCGTCTATTTCGAGGGTTCGGTCGTGGAATCGGCGGGCACGTACTACCGGCGGGTGTTCTCCACGGGGGGCACCCGGTGGGTGGCTCACTCGGGAGTCAGCACCTCGCGAGGCCCTGCGGTGCTCTTCGTCCTGCCGGAGGGCTACGGCAGCTGGCAGGAATGCGGTCAGGTAGGGAGCTACTGGGGCCAATACATCACGGACACGGTCGTCAACATCTTCAAGGCGGGGGCTCATCCTCCCTATTTCGCGGGTACGATGCCCTACGAGCTCCGGTATTCGGCCTCTCAGCTGGTGCTCGATCTCGAGCCCGGAGGGTTTCTGACGGCGGCGGAGTTTCGGCGGTGACGGCCGCCGTGAACCAGCTGCGATGCTTCTATCGCTGTGGCGAGAACGGCTCGATCCTAGACGTGGTGCAAACGCATCTCCTGCGCGGAGAGGGTTGGTTCGAGGCAACGGACGACGAGACGCTCGGCCGCGTGCTTCGCGAGACAGAGAGGTGGCGCGCGGACCCGGAGACGGGAGAGCTGTCGCGCAAGCCTCACATCAGGCTTCGTGTGAACGACCCGGTATTCAAGGCCGACGGCATTGACGAGGCGGTCTGGATCGTGACGGCGCTCGATGCTGTACCCGAGGGGGCCGCGGTCCGCGTGACCGTCAACGGAGACGCTCAGGAGTGGCGCTTTGGCGAGCTCCACGCGATCGCGTCCTCGGTGCCCGGCACGTGGATCGTGGCGCTTGCCGACGGGCGCTACTGGGCGGAACACCGGGTCGCGGTTGCGACCGCGCACCCGACGGAGGCATTCGGCGATGTCTGACCCGGTCCGGATCTCGGTGCCGCCGCTCGGCGCGCAGACGGCCCTCGGCGCGGACTCGGCGTTTTCGCCGGCGCTCGTGGCGAAGATGCTCTGCTCGGTGCAGGCGGACTTGCAGGGCGTTCGCGCGGAGAGCGCGAAGGCGGCCGGGGCAACGGGAGATCTCGTGGCGCGGCTCGACACCGTGCTCACCACCCTCGAGCGGATTGCGTCGGGGATCGAGGCCAGCGCCGAGCGCATGGCGCAGGCGACGGAGACGCTCAACCTGCGCGGCTGGGCGATCGAGCACCGGCTCGAAACGATGCGGCCGGTCGTCGAGGCGGCGAAGGCGGCGGTCGAGGCCGACACGGCGGCCCGCTCGTCTGGATAGGCCCCTTCTGCGGGCCGCCGATGTGCGGCTGCTCGCAACGATCCTCTCACCCGGCTACGTCCGGGAGGCGGCACGGGAGTACGGGCTCGGCGATCTGGTCCTGGGGGCGGAGGCGGCTTACCACGAGGCCCGCGGCGCGATCCGGGCCTACTTGAGGCACGTGATCTCGCGCGAGCGGCGCGCAATCGTGCGCGAGGTGCCGGAGGGTCCCCGCCGCGAGGCGGCGATCTTGGCGGCAAAGCGCGAGGCACGACGCGCGCTCGCGGCACTCGGCTACCGCTTCCACTTCCAGCGGCTGTCGCGTCAGATCTGGACGCCCTGGCGCAAACTCGCGTTCTCATGCTTCGATCCGGCGGGTGCCGGGATCGACGGCTTCTGCCGTCTCGTCTTCGACCGCGACGTTTCCGAGAACCCGGCGCTCATCGTGCGCTCCGTGCTCCGAGCCCTCGCCGATCTGCTTCGCGACGAGCCCGCGCTCAATCGGGCCATACTCGACGGCCGTGTCTGGGAGCGCACGAGTCCCGAGGTGATGGTCCACGCCGAGCTGGCGCCGGACCAGATCGAGCCCGTCGTGGTCAGCGTCGCGGGGTGCTCGGACGAGGAGGTGGGCCGGGCGCTTCGCGCACAGCTCCGGGCGGCACTCGAATCGGCTCGCCACGAGCTCGCGCCGATCGGCCACGCGCTCATGGGGGCATGGGTTGAGGCCGGATTCCTCGCCTCGCCGGCGGGCGCGATGATGAGTGACGCCACGCGGAGCGGAATCACGCACCCGAGGCCGGCTCTGGTGCCCGGCAACGGTGTCCCGCTCGCGGTTGCCGTGGGCACTCCGATCGGCCGCGAAGTCTGGGTCGGGATCGTTGCGGATCACCGGGCTGGCGACGCGAGCCTTTGGGGGAGGGTCCACAAGGAGCTGCGCTGTCGCGTGCCGGCACTCGTCATGCGCAGGTGAGGGGGGAGCTGTGCGGAGCGTTCTCGTGGTTGGAGGCAGCAGCGGGATCGGCGCCGCGATCGCGGACGAGTGCCGCGCGCGCGGACACGCCGTCCTGACGGCGCAGCGGCGAGAGCCGCAGGCCCCTGGCGAGTGGGTGCCGCTCGATCTTCGCTGGTCCATCGATACGATCCGAGGAGCGATCGACGAGTGCCACCGTCGGCTTGGGCGGATCGATTGGCTCGTGATTGCCGGCGGCACCGGCGCTTATATGCGCCCGCTGTTTGGAAAGAAGGACCTGGAGGTCCACGCGTCGCAGGCCTCCGAGCAGATCGCCACGAACCTCCTTGGCCCGGCGTTCGTATTCGAGGCCGCTGCTCAGCACCTCATGCGCACGGATGGCGAGCCCACGTCTCGCGTGCTCTATATCGGCTCGACGATCGTGCGACAGCCCCCGAAGGCGCTCGCGTACTACGCGGCGAGCAAGGCCGGCGCCGAGGCGTTCTTCCGCAGCGAGGCGCGACGGTGGGCCTCGCACGGTGTGCGGGTGAACGTGCTCGCGACGGGCTGGATTCACTCGCCGATGACGCGCGAGATCGACCAGCGGATCGTGGACAAGATCCTGCGGGCCACGGCAACCGGTCGAATGGGGAGCGCCCAGGAGGCCGCCGAGATGGCGCTCTCCATCCTCGATGGCCCGGACTTCATCTGCGGCGATGTCATCCCCATGAGCGGCGGGATCTGATGGCCCCGACGTTGGACGCGCGCAAGCGGACCAGGACTGCGGAGCAGTTGCTGCGGTCAAGGGGGCGGTGATGCAGGTCCGAAGTGGCCGGGTTTCTCTCACGAACGGATCGAACACCGTCTTTGGCGTGTACGACCTTCTCCTCGTGGGGGTCTCCGGGAGCTTTGTCGCTGGCGAGAGCCTGGGCTTCTCGCCGACCGGCGCGGCCGGCGTAGTGACGAGCTGGGATCCCGGAGCAGGGCGCCTCTCGTGCCGGATCACGTCCACCGCACAGCCCGCGGCGGAGGACGCGGTGTCCCAGACGCCAACCCTCGGCGAGGGCACGGTTTCGGATGTCGCATTCGCCCCCGCGCTCTCGACCTCGGGCATCGCCCCCGGGGCCGTGTTCACGCGGCGCAGAAGTGGCGTGACCTACGAGGTCCAATCGGTGGAGGGCGCGGGGAGGCTCACGCTCGCCGGGCCCTACGCCGGAGCGACAGAAGCCGAGGCGGAGTACTCGATCACGACCTCGTTCACACCGAATGCGGGGATTCCGTACGTCGAGGATGGAGACGTCGACGTCGGCGCAATTACACGGCGGGCCGCCTTGCGGCTCGACGCGCTGCTACAGGATGTCCTCGGGATCGGCCTCGGCGGGACGTTCTCGGGCAATGCGCGCAAGAGCGTTCGTGTGCGCGCGGACGAGAACGGGCTCGAGCTCTTCTCGGCGGCGGACCGCAATGCCCCGTCGGAGCAGTTCACGGGCAATCTGGCCGTGGGACTGCAGCTCGCGGTGATTGGGCTCATCACCCCGTACGGCGGCATCTACGCCGAGCCGGTTCGCGTGGTTGGGGCCCCGACGCAGCCCGCTTTCGAGAACGGGTGGACCAACCACGACGATGCGGCTGCCTTGCGCTACGCGGCAGGCTTCTGGAAGCAGGCCGACGGCATGACGCACCTTCGCGGGTGCGTGACCAAGGCGAACCTCCCCGACGGCGAGACGATCTTCACGTTGCCAGCCGGCTACCGACCGGCGCGTCTGATGGTCTTTGCGGCCAGTGAGGGTGCGGGGAACCTGATCTTGGTCGGCGTCGCCGCGGACGGGGCCGTCCGGAAGATCTCCGGCCCCACGACTGCGGGCGCGGTCCTGCTCGACGGCATCTCGCTTCGCGCGGAGACCTGATCGAGCCACGCGAATCGAGTCGGTCCACAACGCGCTCGCCGAACGCGGAAGGGGGGAGTCTTGTCCGAGCTCGCCGTACAGGACATGGCCGGTGCTGCGCTGGCCATCGGTTACGTGAATCACAACCCCTTGCGCAAGGCCCGGTTCTCGTCCTCGTCGGGCACCTGGCTCCCTGGCGACGTCGCCCTCTTTTCGCCCTCCGGTGCGAGCGGCCAGGTCGTGGCCCTCGATACCGGCAGTCACGAGCTCACCTACTACCTGCTCGAGGGACTTCCTGCGCTCGGTGATGGGGCGACAACCTCCTCGGGGACGGCGACGGCATGCAGTCTGCTCGAGGCGGAGGGCGACACGTTCGTCAACGATGGCCGCACCTTCCTCTTCGTCGACAACCAGGGTGCTCAGGCCATCACGCTGCGCTTCCTCGCGCAGGCCGAGTGCTCGGATGGCTACCTGCATGACCTCGCGATCACGATCGGTCCGGGTGTCTCGGGGCCAATTGGCCCGTTCAATCGGCGGCGCTTCAACGATGGCGGTCGAGTCCGCGTGGTTTACGCCGGGACCGTGACCCCCGTCGAGTGCGGTGTTGCGGCGGTCCGCATGTTCCCGAACCAGTAGGAGAGCCTCGCATGAAGCTTGCGCGTGTCGCCTCAATCCTCGCACTCTTGACGCGCGGATGTTCGCCTGAACCTGCGACGGCCGCCGACTCCACGGGCGGCGCCTTCACGCTGAGCGGTCTCGCCTCCTCGATCTGCCGCATCGGCTCGGCAGAAGGGGCCGCCAAGCGTCTCGCCGGGGTGGGGGCGCCGGCAGGTCGGTGCGGGAGTGCCACGAATGGCGCGCTCGCTCCTGTGATCGATGCGATCTCGAAGTCCGACTGCTCGGTCGGAGGCGGATCCACCGTGGCGGTCTGCCAGTACGACGCTGCACAGCCCGGTGCCAACAAGTGGGTGCCGGCGATCGGGAGCGGATCGGGCGACCAGATCCGCGTGAACGGCGCGGAACAGACCGACCCGACGCTGAACGACTCGGCGCAGATCGCATTTTCGGCGTCCTCGAACACGATCACCGCGGCGATCGCCGCAGACTCGGTTGCGCTCGGCACGCACACCTCCGGAGCCTTCGTCGGCGGCGCCACTTCGGGAGGGGGCCTCGCGCTTACGGGCAGCGAGCCGGGCACGCTCGGGCTTCTCGCGTGCAGTTCCGGGCAGGTGCTCAAGCACAACGGCTCGGCCTGGGCCTGCTCCGCGGACTCCGGCGGCGATTCGTTCAGCACTTTCGCAGCGTCCTCGGGCACGAATCCGGTGGCCGACGGTTCCGCGGATACGCTTCAGATCCTCGCGGGCACGGGCGTCACGGTGACGGGCGACGCTGCTGCGGACTCGCTCACGATCGCCTCGACGCTCGGTACGACGGTCGGACCGACCGAGATGGCGGCGAGCGATTTTGGACCCTTCTCGTGCAACGGGACGACCTGCTCGATCGACGCCGCGGCCGTCGGCGACTCGGCGGTGGCCTCGGGCGTCGACGCCGCGAAGCTTGCGAACGGCACGGTCTCGAACGCCGAGTTCCAGCGCCTGGACGGCGTCTCGTCGGCGATCCAGTCGCAGCTCGACGCGAAGGTGCCGCTTGCCGGCGGGACGATGAGCGGCCAGCTCAACATGGGCTCGCAGAAGATCACAGGTCTCGCGCCAGGGAGCGCGGCCACCGACGCCGTGCGCTACGACCAGATGATCGACGGCGCGTCGGTGGTGATGCGCGACGGAAGTCAAGCGTTCACGGCCGCGCAGAGCATGGGCGGCAACCGAATCACGTCGCTCGGCTCGGGCACGGCGCTCACCGACGCGGCGTCCATGCGCGAGGCCGCGTCGTGCGTCGGCAACGCGGCCTGCGTGCGCGTGGCCGACGACAACGGCAACGCCGATCTCACCGCCGAGCTTCAGGCGGCGTTGAACGCCCTGCTCTGGCCGAGCGGAACGCTCACGACGGCCACGGAGGTCGTGCTCGTGGCGCCGCCGGCCCGGACCTACACGATCAGCTCGCGGATCGTTATCTGCGGCGATACGAGTCCCCCGTCGGGGTCGACGGCGCCCGATTGCACCGGCACGCAACAGCTCCCGCGGATTCGATTCGCGGGAGCGTGGTCGTCGGCCGTCTTGAAGTGCGAGCTCGCGGCCCTCTCGAACGTCGTGCAGAACATGACGCCGTGCATTCAGATCGGCGACGCCTGGGCCGATACGTCCTTCGCGAACAAGGTGCCTCTCGCATTCGACACGCCGCTCGCCATCGAGATGGCGACGACCTCGGACTTCGCGAACACGCTCATGGGGATCTGGTGCAACGGCTGCACGGAGGATCTCAAGGTCCGCGTTCCGGACACGAAGGCATCCTCCTTCCCTGGCCCCGCCGCCGTAGTGGCCGGAGGGGGCCTGCGCACGACGCTCGTCGTGGAAAAGAACAGCGGGAGCCTCGCCACCGTCATCTTCGACGGCGAGCAACAGGGCTCGTCGGCCTCCGTGCGCGGCTCGATCTACGGGCTCTTCATCGGATCGACGGTATCCACGGCGCTTGCGACTTGGGGCCCCGCCGACGGATGCGACTACAACGGGCTCACGCTCTCGTGCGCGGACTTCCACCTCTTGCCGGAGACCAACGTCGCGCTCACCTCGTTTTCCGTGGAGGTCGCGGACACGGAGGGCGCCGTGATCGAGGGGGTCATGAAGGGCGGGACGGGCACCTCGAAACCGACGATCGACGTGCGGACGGGGCTCGGTGCCAACTCGATCCGCAGCCTCGCGATCCGCGCGACGTGCATTTTGAACGCGGGATCGTCCAACTCGTGCGTGCGCCTGGGGGGCGATACGGCGCCCGGCTGGACGCCGCGCGTCGCGTTTGACGGCCACGTCGAGTCGTACATCTCCGTGAACGAGCCCGACAAGGGCGGAATCGGCTGCAACTACAACAGCGCCAACTACGCGGAGATCGTGCTCGGACCGAGCGCCTCGATGCGGAACACCGCCGGCGGGTACTCGTATCTGCTGAACAGCGTGAACCTCTATGCGCCGCATCAGGAGCCGTGCAACTACTCCGCGCCGGACACGGATACGGTGCGCGTCCGCGTCGCGGCGCAGACCCTCGGCGCGAGCCCGCCCTACTGCGCGGACCTCGTCGACGGGACGTGGCGCGCCTGCTCGGACGAGCGCACGCGGCTTCGGCGGCGGGACTGGGCCGCGTCCTGGATGCAGCGCGCGGAGGTGACACTCCACGGCGCGGCGGGAAGCGGGACGGCTTGCAACGTGCGGGTCATGAAGAATGGCACCGACCCGGCCGGCAACGAGAACAACTACTTCCCGCAGGGCTTCTCCTATCTCGTAGGCTCGGACGAGCTCGACGCCGACGGCGAAGCGGTCGCCCACAACGTGGCCGACGGCGCAGTGGCGAGCGACTACTGGCAGATTCAGGTCGACGATGACTACGCGACGTCCGGAGGCGAGGAGGCGTGCCTCACGACCCACGCTTCGGGGTACGCGACCGCAAGCGGCACGACGACATCGCTCGTCGACGGGACGAAGGCGTGGACGACGAACGAGCACGTCGGGCGGCGCATCGTGTTCGATGGCGGTCGCGGCGCCTACAACATCCGTACCATCACGGCGAATACGGCGACCTCCGTCACTTGGAGCGGTGCGCTCGCGCAGGCGCCTTACTACGTCGACAACTCGCAGCGGACGAGGTATCGGATCGTCCCGAGCAGCGGGGCCTGCGCATGCGCGAGCGAGTCGCTGCCGGAGATGACGGCCGAGCTCCGCGCGTTCCGGGTGTCGCAGTGACGAGACACGTGGTGGCCCTGCTCGTTGTCGCGGCATCGGTGGCGACGGCTCAAGAGTCGAGCACGCCCGGCGCCGCCTTCTCGGTGAGTGGGGTCGCGGCACCGATCTGCCGAATCGGAGCCGCAGAGGGAGTCGCGAGACAACTCCGCGGTGTCGGTGCGCCACCGGGGATTTGCGGCGAAGCGCGAGACGGCGCGATGGTCTCGGTGATCGACGCCGCGTCGAAGGGAGACTGTGAGATCGGCGGAGGGTCGGTCGTCACATCCTGCCAGTACGATGCGGATCTCCCGGGGCCGAATCGCTGGACGCCGCTCGTGGGGCCGACCGCCGGAGCGACGGGATTCGACACGCTCGTGGACGGCACGGTCGTAAACCGAACGGGACTCCGCGTGGGCTCGGGAAGCCAGCTCCGACCGATCGCCACGGGGGTAATCGAGGCGACCGAGCAGAAGTACACGCCGGCCACTGCGGCCGACTGGCCCGGCGCGACGTGGCTGCCCACGGGCCAGGTGGCGCAGGCGCTCGACGAGCTCGCGAGCTGGGGCCGGTACTACCTCGGCCTCTACGACCAGGTCGTGGACGTGACGGGGGACGCCGATGCTTGTGCCACGATTCAGCGGCTCGCCATCCACCCGGTGCTCTCGGGTCCGGCGAAGACCTACCGCGTGTGGGTGCGAGGCACGCAGCGAAACGTGGCCTCGCTCAAGGAGTACGCGAACCATCGCGCGTGCATCGTCTTCGCCGCCTCCTCGGCCTACGACGCGAACGGGTATCCCGACGAGGCCGCCTTCCAGATCCTCAGTGACCGGAAGGTTTACCTCGACACCTACGGCCTCGATATCGGCGTCACTCAGTCGGGGCAGACGAAGACGACGGTGGTCTTCCAGGCCGGCGGAACGCCCTCGTCGTGGTTCTCCGAGTTCCTCGGGGTCGTCTCGACCGTGCTCCACATGCGGGGGCACCCCACCTTCTCGTGCGACGGGACGGCCCCCGCTGGGTGGGAGGACAGTCGCCTCAACTCGATGAGCGGCTCGGGGCGGCTTTTTTCCGGGGGGCAGTGGGCTTCGACCTCGTGTATCGGGCTGCTCGAGAGCAACCACAAGCGGGCCGATTGGACCGACTTCCATCCGCACTTGACGAGCTCGAAGGCGAACAAGGCGAACGTCGGCTGGGTCGCCGTGAACTCGTGGATCGTCGACCGCGGGCGGTTCTCGGTCACGGGCTTCCATACCGCCGCGCAGGTCTTTGGCAACGTGATCGGCTCGGTCACGATCCGAGCCGAGGGAGTCGGGTTTGGTCTGGTCTGCGGGGATCGACACGGCAACCGGTGCTGGGGGTTGCACGTGCGGGGGGCGCAGCTCGAAGGGGCACGGTTCTCGGAGCTCGTCGCGACCAATCCGACCGACGTGACGATCGACGGCGTGCACATCGAGTCCGAGGGGGTCTTCAGCTCGAGCGATCCCCACCACAAGGCCGCGCACGTGCTGATCGGAGCCGGGTTCGGCGAGGCCGCCGATGGCTATCGCCCGTGCTACCGGGACGAGGACCTCCCGAGCGGCGGGTCGTGCAGCTGCGCGGTGCCCGAGGCCGACCGGCGGATCGAGATCCGCTTCGTCGGGTCGACGCTACCCGGCGATCGCGGCTTTAAGAGCTTCGAGCTCGGGAACTACAGCAACCGGTCGAGCTTCGCGACGTGCGCGAGCCAGGGGAACAACACCGTCGCCTTCTCGGGCGGCGAATCGGCCACGTCGAAGAAGTTCGACGATGCGTACTACGGCACGGATCGCATGCTGGTGGAGATGACGGGGAATCTCCTGGATCAGCCGGACGTGGGCGACACGGTGACCTGTGCCACGGCGACGGCAGAGGTCGTCGGCTATGGCGCGCTCCCGGCGGGCGTCGCCCTCGGCCCGTGCACGGTGATGAGCGACACGTACAAGAACAACCGGCTTTCCTCGAGCGTGTCGTTCACGGCGTCGGACCCGGGCTACACGTCGATGGCCGACGCCGAGGACCGGGACGCCCGCACGACGAGCGTGCTCTTCGTCTCGCACCCGGACGCCGCGATCCCGGTGGTCTTCGAATCGACGGCGATCCCCGCGTCCCAGGGCCCTCCGGTGCGATACCCGAGGAGCCTCGTCTCGGGATCAATGCTCCCGGCCTGGGAGACGCTGCGGGTCCCGATCGGCGCCTGCGACGGCACCGCGGTCGTGGGCAGCAACTTCTCCTCGGCAACCGGCATCGGTCCGACGCGCACGTGTTCGAGCGGGGCGTACAACTCGGTCCCCATGCTCTCGTTTCCGGACGGAGCGACACGCTACGCGAAGGTCGTCGTCCCCTGGCCGAACGAGATCGCGGCCTACAACACGGAGACCGTCGACGCGGTCCTCTACTGGAAGTCGGAGGAGTCCTCGGGCGAGGCGCGGCTCGGCGTATTCCTCGACTGCGTGGGGCCGGGCGACGCACTCGATCGGGCGAACGGGAACCTGTACGCGCAGAACGTCGCGCCGAGCGCGACGCCGGGCCGTCTCGTTCGCACGGTGCTCACGCAGGCTGGCGTCGGAAACGGATGCAGCGATGGCGAGCTCTTCTATCTCGGCGTCGTCCGCTACGGGGGCGATGGCGCGGACACGCTCGCGGGGAGCGCCGAGGTGGTGGCCGTCGAGATCGCCTACCCGAGGTGGGCGCGGTGAGATGGCGAGCGGTGGTCTTGGTCCTTCTCGTTGCGATGCGCGCCGAGGCCGAGTCGTTTTGCTCATGCGCGACGGACTCCGGGACCTCGGTCGGTGCCTTCAAGAACTCCGAATGCGCATCGCTCGGGGTGCCAAGGTTCTCCGGCGAGCTCGACTGCGACGACGCCGAGGCGGCGGAATACGGGGCGCTAAGCGGCGCGGGCTCGCTCACCGATGTGAACGGCTTCGGGTGTCGAGGCGCCGGGTCGCTCCTCGCGCAGCGCTACGGGGCCACGGCCGCCGGCTGCGGATGGGCGGCCGGAGAGCCTGCGTCTCCGACCTACGGCGCCGCGTGTCCAAATCCGGCAGGAGTCTGCGGCGGCGAGTGCGAGCCCGCGGTCTGGCTCGCCGGGAACCCGCTCCAAGCCCCGGGAAACTTTTGCCTCGCGATGCTCTCCGGGGCAGGCGATGCGGCGGCCATCTTCGGCGGTGCGAGCGAGCCAAGTGCAGCGCTCGCCGGGAGCCGGAGCCTCGTGCTCGTCGTGCAGGCGGGGCAGACGAACGGCCTCTGGGCGAGTGGATCCGCGCCGCTCGCCTTCGAGACGCACACGTTCGCGATCTCGAAGCTCGTGGCTTTCCCCGCGAACATCGAGAGCTCCGGCGTGCTCGCGCATCCGTGGAAAGGCGATCAGTGCGGAGACTCGAACCACTGCACCGATACCTGGCTCGGGCTCGACTCCGGGGCCTCGCTCAGCCACTTCCCGTTCGTTGGCACGTCGATCTACACGCTCGACAACTGCGAGGCCGCGCGCACGGGCGCGACCTACGTCGTTGGCTCGGCCGCCTCGCTCGCGTGCAACGGATCACAGATCCGCCTGGTGGCGCCGTCCAACTACACGCGATCGACCGATTGGCCGTTCGGGGCAGAGGGCCTCGTGCAGGTCGCGTACAAGGGATTCGGTACGGCGTCGATGGAGTGGATCGTGCTCTTCACGCCGGCCGGCGGAGCGCGCAAGACGCTTTTCCACGCCACGGGATTCGATGCACGCGGGGCGAGTCCACCGAGCCCCTACAACCCGAACGCCTACGCGAACGCGAATCAGGGCGGCGGAGAAACGCCGACAACAGTCGATACGGGGCGCGTCGTCGACAACCTGCTCATCCAATCGTGGACCGCGGGGCAAGAGCCGGCCGACGTGGTGGCGGCGATGCCGACGGCGAGTCAGATGGAGCTCGGCGCCGCGTCGGTGCCGACGCTCTGTTGCCGATGAGGGGGAGGGCGACGTGTCGGCATTCGCGCAGTGGCTCCTCGACCACCTCGAGGGGGCCGTGGCGCTAGCCGGTGGCGCCGCAGGGGTGCTCGCTCTGGTGGGCCGGAGGATCCGCGCCGCACTCCGCGCGCGACGCGACGGCGAACGCGCCAAGCTCCTCACGGCGATCGAGTCCGTGACGCGGCAGATCGACGAGGCCGAGACGCGCCACGACGAGCGGCACCGCCGCGTGACGGCACGGCTCGAGGACCTCGGGCGCGACGTGAAGCGGGTCGATGCACGCACCCACCGCCTGGTGGCGAGCGTCTCCCACATCAAGGGGCGACTCGGCCTGCCCAATGGCGATCACCTCGCCGAGCACCCGAGTGAATGAGGAGGGCTCCATGTCCCCGGCGTCACCGCTCGAGCCGCAGCTCCGGCTCCTCGAGCGTCAATTCCTCTTCGCACGGCTCCTGGCTCGGCTCCTCGACCGTGCTCACGAGCTCGGCTTCGACGTGACGCTCGGGGAGGCATGGCGCTCGCTCGAGACAGCGCGCGTTCTCGCGGCTCAGGGCAAGGGTTCGGCGAACACACTGCACGCGGTCCGGCTCGCCGTCGACCTGAACCTCTTCCGCGGTGGCCACTACTGCCGCGAGACCGAGGATCACCGCCCGCTCGGCGAGTGGTGGGAGAGCCAACACGAGCTCTGCGCCTGGGGAGGGCGCTTCTCGCGGCCCGACGGCAATCACTACTCCCTGCGCTGGGACGGTCGGGCGTAGCCTCAAGGCCCAGCATCCACCCGCGCGCTGCGGCGCGCAGAAGGAGCACTGCATGAGCAGCTCGCAAGCCGGGGGGACTCCCCCGGACGGGACGGGACCGTCCGAAATCACGGGCGCGATGGCGTGGGTCTGGGTCCGGCGCCTCGTGGCCGTCGCGATCGCCTACGGAGCTGGGTGGCTCACCACTCACACGGGGTTCACGGTCGACCTCGAAACGCAGGCCGCGGTCTCGGGCCTCGTGCTCCTCGGGATCTGGATCGGCTACGCGCGTGCGAAGCGTGCCGGGTGGCTCGGCGCGCTGGCGATCCTGGCGACGGTGCACCTCGCGTGCGCGGGATCGTGGACGGGCAGCGAAGCCGGGTCGTCGCCGAGCCTCTCGCAGCGCCAGTCCTACCAGGTGGCATGGTTCACGTACGCGATCCTGCGCTCGGGAGCACTCGCGTACTGCGGGCTTCCAGGCAACGCCGAGACGTCGACGTGTGTCGAGGTCGAGGCCGCGATTCGTGTCGCGGACGCTGCGATCGAGGCCACGCGCCTTCTCGCCGCGGACGGGACCGCCGTCTCGCCGACGGTCGCCTACGCGGAGGGCCAGCGAGTGCTCGAGGGGGCGGTGCCCGTCCTCGAGCGCGCGCAGGCCGCCGCGCCGTGAAGGCGATCACGGTGGCCGCCGAGGCCGAGTCCGACGGCATGCCTCCGGGAGCGCTGCAGCCCATCGAGCGCGAGGGGCGGATCGCGATGCTCGCCGTCGCGTGCCCCGGCTGTGGGTCGATCTCGGCCATCGACATTCGGCCCCACGGAGTGCCGGGGCGGGCGGCGTGGGATCTTCTCGGATGGCCGGGTTCGCCGAGCCTTCAGCCGAGTCTCCACCACGCGCGCGATCTCGGAGGCTGCGGCTGGCACGGCTGGCTCGAGCAGGGCGAATGGCGCGCCGTGTAGTCCCGGGTGCCGTGCTGGCGATCGTGCTCGGATCGGGCGCCGGGTGCGCGGGGCTCGTGACCGACCACGAAGGGCGCGGTGCCGCTTTCGCGGTGGGCGACGCGCGCGTCGAATGGTGCCCACGGACCGAGTACGCGTGCGAGCCCAATCCCCCGTGTTCGCTCGTCAAGGGCGGGACCCTGTCGTCGAACTTCGGCGACGTGCTCGCGGCGGCCGCCGCTGCGTTCGCGGCATGGTTCGGTGGTGGGATCCTATGAGGATCACGCTCACTGACCTCCTCGTGAGGCGCGGGCAATCCGACTCCGTCCTCCGCGAGCTCGTCGAGCGCGAGCTCCGCCGCAAGCGCTGGTCTCGGGTCTACTGGGCGCGCCCCGAGAACGCAGCACGCGCACGCGCGGGCCGAACCACGCCCGAGGCGAAGGCGCGAGCACGGGAGTACGCCAAGCGTCCCGAGGTCGTCGCCGCGCGCCGCGAGTACGAGAGCGCGCCCGAGACGCGCGAGAAGCGACGCCTCCGGGCGCAGGAGAGGAGGGCCGCACGATGAGACAGGCTCGAGTGATTCTCGCGATCCTGCTGGGGGCGCTCGCGGCAAGTGGTGCCCACGCCGAGGAGTGCCACGCGAAGACGGCCATTTGGCCGGAGGCCTCGGGGCCCGTGGCGGGCTACGAGGTCGAGGTCTCGCGCGACGGCGGTGCGTTTGCGCCGGCCGGCGATGCGGCGGCCACGACGGCGACGATCGAGGCCTCGGTCGGCCAGGTCGTGCGGGTGAGGGTGCGAGCCTTCGCGACGGATGCGACGCCCCGGCGCACGGGGCCGTGGTCCCCCGAGAGCGAGGCCGTCGTCTTCTGCCCTCCGCTCGGCGCGCCCGGTGCTCCGACGTGGAGTGCCGGCGAATCGGCCGTCTTACTGACCGAGCCCTCGCAGGATTCCGCTGGGACGCCGCTCTCCGCCGCGAACCCACTCTGGGCGTGTGTCGCGTGGTCGCCCGGCGAGCCCGCGGACTGGAGGCGGCCGACGTCGAGTGCAGGCGGGGGGACGCACGTGGTGGCCTATCCCACGCTCGTCGCCGATCTCCCGCGGCGCTACGTCGCGCGCTGCATCTTCGCTGCCGGATGGGGGCCCGAGGCGACGGCCGTGGCTTCCGTCGCGTTCGCGCCAGACGCGGCCGGGCCGTGACCCCGCGCACCTTCGCGGCCGCTCTCCTCGCAGCCGCGTGTCTTCTGGCGCTCACCGCGCTCGTTGCTCTCGCCCTCGCGTCGCTCGGATAAGGCGACCGCCAAAGCGCAGACAGGAGGTCAGGTGTCGACGTTCCAGCCGTTCGAGGCAGGGCAGGTTTGGCGCCCCTCGTACTACCGACCCGTGCGGCGCAACGCGCGCATCGCACCGGACGCCGACGTCTGGGACATCGCGCACGGATTCGAGCTCGATCCGATGATCGCGATGGCGCTCAAGTACCTGCTGCGCGCGGGCAAGAAGCCCGGCGAGCCCCTCGAGAAGGACCTCACGAAGGCGCTCGAGTGCATTCAGCGTCGGCTCCTCCTCGCGCACGAGGCGAGCGAGGCCAACGAGTAGCCGCGCGGACGGCGAGAGGGGCGCGTATGCCGGACTTCGTGGCGCCCCGAGCGGGTGACGTCCTGCTCACGGCCGACGACTCGCGCACGTCGCGCTTCATCCGCTGGTGGACCGCGTCCCGGTGGTCTCATGCCGCGCTCGTCCTCGGCGTCGTCCGAGACCCGACGCCCGGCTACCTGACGCTCGAGGTCTCCCCTCCCGCCCTGCGCCTCGTCGACGACGGCTTCTACGCCGGGCGCTGGCGGGCGCTTGTCCGCCCGCCGATCACGGAGGCGCAGGGGAGGGCCGCAGCGCGCGCCGCGACGTACCTCCTCGGCGACCCATATCCCTTGATCGCGCTCGCGGGCTACGCGCTCGTCCGTCCACTTCGCGGATGGCTTCGCCGCGCAAACGGATCGGTCTGCTCCGCGGCCATCGCCTCGCTCCTCTCCGCGCACGCTGGCATCGTCTGGCGCGACGCCGCGGGCGAGGCCCTCCATCCACGGTCCGACGTGTCCCCCGACACGATCTCCGACCAGGCCGAGCGCGAAGGATGGGCGTACGCCGAGATCGGTCCGTAGCAGCCGGGCCCCCTCGCCTGCGCGCCCGCTCTCCCCCGCCTGAAGCAGCTCGTTGAGCGTCGTCGTACTCGTTGTCGGGGATCCGAGTTTCGACGTTGTCGATGTTCATCAAGGTCCTCAGCAGTGAGTCGGCATTGTGCCAACGGGCGGATTCTGTTGCCGGGACCGCCCCGGACCCCGCTTGCCCCAGGCAGCTGGGCGCTGAACCACTACGTGTGGATCGGCGTGCGGCGACCGTTGATCGTGCGGATCACGATCGGACGGCCGCAGCAGCAGCTCTTCGCGGTGCACACCATGGCGTGGCCCTCCGCACCGGGCGGTGAGCCGCTCAACTCCGTACCCAGGCAACCCGATCTTCAGGTATGATCGAGCAGCCCGCTGCGAAGGGCAGGAGTCGTGACACCACGCCCCCGGTGGGCGTGACGTCGCGGCGCCGTCGGGGGGCTGGCAGCACCAACTGCTAGCCCCCCGGTTCTCATCTAAGAACAGGTCAGAATCTGAGTCCTCCCAATCAATCTAGAGTTGCACATCCTCTTAATGTGTGACGCAGCCATCCGCTCGCTTACCTCGTAGCGATTCGCAATCTCCTCGAGGGAGGCGGTGCCCAAGTTGCGCATGGTGCGGATGGGCATCAGCACGCAGCCGGCGAACGTCCAGGCTTGCCATTCCGACTGCTCAAAGACCTGAATCTCGGACTCAAATCTCCTCTGCAGCAAGTGGATCCTCCCGGGGTGCTCCAGTTGGCGACGAATTACCGGGACGTGGAGAAGGGCGTGACCAAGCTCGTGCGGCAGGGTTGCCCGATGGCGGAGCGCAGTTCGCCCGCCTTCAACCAGCTCGTCGAAGGCACTCTCGCGGATGCGTATCGTGATGCGGTCGCCTCGCTGCCCGTCTGGGTTGGTGACAGCCTCCGCGTCCGGTAACTCGTCGTCCGCGACTGGGTAGGTGTCGATGCCGAAGTTCTGAAGGATCTCCTCGAACACCTCAAGGACCGGAAACGGACGGGGCGAGAGGAGACACTCGGGAGAGACGTGTTCAAGGACCGCCTCTGCCAGTCGGCTGATCGCAGCAATCGAGAGCGGCGGCATTCGGAGGACGGGCTGATCCCCGGACCTACTCACGCGACGATCCTTCCAGAACGCGAAGGATCTTCTTGATCTCACGCGCAT